GGGGAATACGCCCTGATCGCGGCCTGCAACGGGCGCTATTACGGCGGCGGCTTCAACCCCAGCCTGAACGCGAGGCCGGACGACGGCATCCTCGACATCTATGTCGTGCCGGGCGTCAGCCCCTTCACCCCCGCCCCCCCCCCCCGCGTGGTTTGGGTAGCATTTGACGCATAACCTTGCACGACCGTCTTGATGCGCTTGCCTGCTTTGGGAAGTGTGACCACACCGTGCATATTCCTGCGGTTGGCGCTCTCGGCCCATCGGACGCCGGTCACGACGATGCGGCCATCGCCTCCCGGTTCCTTGAGCGACGCGCAGCAGTAGCGCACTTTGCGTGTTGGCGGAAGCGTGTGGTCTGCGATCAGGCTCCACATGGTCATCGGCTTCGGTCTGCCATCCGGGAAGTAGTGGCGCGGTTCACCGTCATCGTAATACTGCTGCACGCGCCCTTTCCATGCGTCCGGGTAGTATTCCTTGATGAACTGCACCAATTCAGGCGGGTCAACGCTGGTGACGGCGTAGTGCGCGTCGAACTTCACCCCGGCCATCTGGCACAGGTGATAGACGCACTGACTATCCTTCCCGCCTGAGAAGGCAACGTAGTACCCTTCGTCCGGTTCAAAGCATCGGAGCCGGTCAATGGCGGTCTTGACCTTATCCCTCACGCTACCGTCCGGCGCGATTCCAAGCTGGCCTAACATTCAGTCACCTTCCGTTTCTCTTGCTTTTGCTCTCGCTCCGTGCGGTATTATTCCGTAATCATCCAGGCTTCCGGAAGAGACTCGCACCAATCCCGGAATCTGTGCCACTCATCCAGTTTGTGCCCTTCACGCTGGCGGTAAATGTTCCGAAGCGCGGCGTAGCTGAACATGTAGGTTCGACGCTGGTTGAAACTTGTCGGGAGCAGTTGAATCAGCTGCCACCAGAACAGTTTCTTGTCCTCTGCGCTGTCCGCGTTGAGATAGGACGTCCGGTAGTCGTTCAGCGTGTCGATGGTCATTTGCAGGCTGTTGGTCGCCCGGACCGTCAGGTGCTCATGACTGAACATCGTGATGTCGAACGGCTTCTTGGTGATGGTGTGCATGGTTGAGCAGCTCACCTTCTCAACCCCGGCCCTGTAAGTGTCAGCCTCTTTGTACCAGTACAGCGGTGCGATGATGTCGGCGTAGACCGTCACCATCCGAAGGTGCTTGCAGTGTTCCGGACCGGCCTTCTGGAGGCGGATGGACAGATCCTTGTCGGCATCGCCGATCTGGATGGCGTTGTCCGTATTGGCGTTTACTGTGTCGCTCTTGGACCAACTGTCCAGCGGGTTTCGCATTCCGGTTATTGCCGGGCCAAAGCCGCACACTTTCAGCGTTTCAATCTCGATCATACGTCACCCTCCGCCCGGTGCAGACTGCGCTCCTCAGAGAATCCGTCAGGAAACCGTGCCTTCAGCTTGTCGATGTTCATCTGTCCGACCTCGTTCAGCTCCCACCCGTGCGCGGTGCAGTATTCAGCGATAAACCAGAGAGCGTCACCGACTTCCTTCTTCGCGTGTTCCTCGTCCATCGGATGGCCCTTGTATACCTTCTGGTGCAGGCCGTGCAGTTCGCCGACCTCCGATACCATCCCGTGCAGGGCGTGGTTCATCATGGCGTCAGACCCCATCTCCGTCCGGATGGTCCGTGCCGCCAAGTGCTGGTACTCGTTCAGTGTCACGCTTTCTTGTCCCCCTTCAGTTCCTTGTTCATCCGCTCCAGCATGTCCTTCATGATCTTGCTCGACACGCGCTTGGCCTCCCGGTCTTTGCGGACCTGCTCCGCGTCACGGCTGAGTCGCTTGTCGCTCTTCTCCGGCTTGTCGTACCGACAACTGATGCACTCGCCGTCAAACACGGCGATCTCTTTCGCTTTGCACTTCCTGCTGTTGTTGTACCAGCAGTCGGTGTCATTGCACCAAACCTTTGCCATCGTATCACTCCCTGAGATAATTACAGTTTGTCTTTGTGCTGTCTGCCATTACAACGTCCGCGTTCAACAGTTCGACATCAACGGATCTGGCAATGACACCCATCCATACGACCGGCAGACTATCAACCGACATCGCGATCTGCACATCCGTCACGCCATTGACTGGTTTTCCGTCAAGTTCTACGGCGTAGTGGCAGGCGTCAAGCGGTGTGATTTTTACGTTATGGAGCATCGTCATCCTCCGATTCGACTTCGCAGAAAATCTCAAGTCCGCCGTTGTCTCTGTCATTGGCATGCCATTTTGCTCTTATCAAGCAGACTCCCCAGCTTCATCTCATGCATCCGCAACATCCGTATTTTCCGAAACCTGATGTAAAATCTCGAAGATGTCAATCTGGTTTTTGTGTGCCGCATCTTCCACGTTGCGGACGGCCTGTTGGAAATAGCTTTCCTTCAACTCAATCCCGATTGCCTTGCGGCCCAGCTTGACAGCCATGTAGGCCTCGCTGCCGATCCCCATAAACGGGGTCAGAACAATCTCGCCGGGGTTGCTCCACAGCTCGATTGCCCGCTGAATGACCGTGAGTTGCAAGGGACAGATGTGCTTTTCGTCCTCCTCGCTCCGCGCTCCCTTCGCGTTCAGCACGTCAGTCCTGGGGATGTCGAACCACACAGGAGACGCATATTGCTGCCATTGTTCAAGCGGAAACACCTGCAGCTCATTCCCGTCGTTGCGCTTGCGTTCAGCCTCGTTTGCGTAGTGCCGGATTGGGATTTCCTGGTCCTCCATGTCCTCATCCCACTTACGGAAAATCAGCAGATACTCAGGCATTCCGATCCCGCTGTGCGAAGCGTCGCTGCGAAGCTGTTTATACAGGAGGCGTTGGGTTTTTGTCTTCTGCATTTCGAGAACCGGGTCCGTCCAGATGACGACCTCGCTGTGATAGGTGAACCCGTGCTTCTCATAGTGGCGGATCAGTTCGCCACGGAAGTCCGTCCATCCGGCCACGCCGTCTCGCCCCTTGTAGCGCACGGTCTGCTTGCAGTGAACGGCCATCAGCCGCCCGACGCGGAGGATCCGGTACAGGTTTTCGGTCAAATAGCTATACTGTTCAAAGAAAGCGTCCATGTCCTTGCAGTTGCCCATGTCCCGGATGTCGTCACTGTAGATGTACAGGTTGACAAACGGCGGAGAGAACACCATAAAGTCAACACTGTTATCTGGAAGTCCTGCTGTCACCTCTACACAGTCTCCGTTGTAGAGACAGTAATCCCGCCCGGTCACGCACGGAATCTTGGAAATCGTTTCGCTCATGACACTTCACTCCTCAGCCATTCGGGAACGTCAACCGTTCTGTTTTCCCGCTCGTATTTTTTGAAGTATTTCCGTTCCCCAACCTCGTTCCGGCGAATCATCGCGCTCACAATGCCTTGGTGCATGACATCCTGGAGACGCTGCTTTTCCCGAATCGTGTTCAGGATGTTTTGTTCTGTACTCCCGAGAACAAGATAGCAGTTTACGGGATTCTGCTGGCCGAATCTGTACAGCCTGCGGACGGCCTGGTAATAGCCTTCATAGCTGTAATCCATGCCGCAGAAGATGGCGTTGCAGCAGTTTTGCCAGTTGATACCGAAACCAAAGATGGAGCTTTTTGAAATCAGCACCCGAATCTTTCCGCTTGCGAAGTCCTCAACGGCCTTTTCCTTTACTTCAACGCTGTCGCTCCCGCGAATCTCCGTTGCATCCGGCATAATGCGTTTCAATTCGTCTGCTTCATCGTTGGTGAAGCACCAGATCAGCACCTGCCCGTCAATACCGTCGGCGATTTCCTTGCATTTGGCGCAACGCTGCTTCAGCGTGACGCGCTTTTCCTTGTGAAACCCGGTGGCGCTTGTCTGAATATTCCGGACAAGTCCGTCAGTAAACGTCTCGTCCAGTTCGTCAATCGGTAGCACAACGTCGTGCTCGTTCAGCGGCGGGAGGTCGTAGCCGTCATCCGAATATCGGCTGCTCAGATCGCTCGGCTTCTGAAAGCATACGCACCATGTGGCGCACCAGTCCCAGAACGATTCAATGCCATGACGTTTAAGCCTGTAGGTTCCCATTGCGCTCTGATCCGCGATGAACCAGATTGCAAGCGCTTCGTTGCTTTTCATGACGCCGAGATACTCCGCCTGGTTCAGAATCTCCATTTGGTCGTTCGGACTCGGTGTGGCTGTGCAGACGAGTTTGTATTGCGTGTTTTCCCACATCCGAATCAGCGCACGCTTTGTCTTTCCCATGTAGGCTTTCAGGATGCCGCTTTCGTCCAGCACAACCCCGCAGAAGGCATCGGCGTCAAAGTGATTCATCATCTCGTAGTTGGTGATGTTCACGCCATCCCGGACGTCGGCTTGTGTCCGACATACCGTAACAGGCACCCCGAACTTGTCACCTTCCCGTTTCGTCTGCTGTGCCACGGCCAAAGGCGCAAGAATCAGAACAGGACGATGTTCATGCTCGGTGATTTGCTGTGCCCACCAAAGCTGAATAGCTGTCTTGCCGAGGCCGCAGTCGGAGAAAATCCCGGCGCGGCCTTTTCTTATGGCCCACAGTGCGACGTCGTTTTGCCAGTCAAACAGCTTTGGGTTTCTGTTTTGGCACTCAAATCCTGTGCTTTCCGTTGTGATCTTCTTTTGCTTCAGATAATCTTCATACGTCATTTTTACACCTGATCTCGTAAATGTCCCGCCATTCTCTCCAAATACCCAAACACCATCATCACCATCTCCCGCGCCAGCGCGTTCTCCCGGTTCTCGATGTACGCCGCCGCGCAGACCGGGTAAGCGGTGTTCATGAACCATTCCGGGTCGTTCTTCGGCGGCCAGAGTGCATTCAAGCAGTCGAACGCCACCCGGAAGGCCTTCTTGTGTTGGTCCGCATACGCCTGGTGCGTTGCGATGACTTCCGCGTCTGTCATGTCCTTGTCTCCTGCTCTCTCATGAGCAGCACGGCCAGATCCATATTGATCTCGGCCAGTTCCTCTCTTGCCATCAGGGCGGCGGTGAAGCGGTCAGAGAAACCGTCGCTGTACCGCCTCGGCCTTTCGGCTTCGATGGCTTCGTCTACTGTCCTTGCGAGCGCGTCCGCGTCGCGCTGAAGATCGAGGATGTGGTTCCGCATGGCGGTCTTTGCCTCCCGCGCTCTCCTGCGCCTGTCTGCGGCGCTCTTCGCAGCCTTCACGGCAGCTTCACCGTCTGCCGGACCGTTGTCCAGTCCAAGGTGAAACGCCTCGTTCAGCCACGCTATAGCGTCCTTCAGCGGCACATTCAGCGCTTGCATCGTCATGTCGATCACGTCCCCGCCCTGATGGCAGGCGAAGCAGTAGCACCCACGGTCGCCAGGGTAGAGCTTCATGCTTGGGTGGCGGTCGTTGTGCCACAGGCATGGGCATCGGTCGTTCCGGTCAACCTTCAGGCCGAGCGCAACTGCCACGTCCTTTGCCGTCAGGGTCTGCTTGATCAGCGGCACCGCGTCGCGTGTCATTTCTTCGCGATCATCTGAAGCATGAAGTCGTGCGTCAGGACGAAGGCCTCATGCGCGTCGAATCCGGCATCCTCGAATGCTTCGTACATCGCCCGCACATCGTTTGCGAAGCGGTGGTTGCATTCGCGCAGTACCTCCTGCCGCTTTGTCTCCTCGTCCTGCACCGGTTCGGGCTTTTCCTTCTTGCCGCCCACGGTCGCGGACTCCACAAGTCGGTTCAGCGCGTCCATCGCTTCACCGAAACCCATCCGTCTGAGGATGTCACCGTTAAAGTCGCTGTTCTCCATCGCTGTTCCCCTCCGTCAGTATTTTGAAGCTGCATCTCATTCCGTTGCGGAGTCGGATGCGTCCTCAGTCAGTATTTCGATGATCCTCCGCCCGGTGCTCCGCTTGTCGCAGAAGAGCACAGGGACGCTGTAGCCAACCTCCAGCCGGTAGATCGCGTCCTGCAACTGCCGCCCGGTGACCTTGCCATACTTGTTCTTCCATCCGGCGATGTCAGCGAACGTCTTGATCCCGGCCTGCTCGCACAGAATGACCAGCCGGATGCCCTGATCGTGTGCGCGGTGGATCTCATCATAGAACCTCCGCCTGTCGCTTGAGCAGAGGTTCATGCACATCTCTCCAAGGCCACCCTTCCTGTCGATGATCAGGTCAGGCTTGCCGTCGAGCATGTAGTCCCCGGTCTTCAGCGCCTTGGTCTCGTGCTCAATGCCGTGCCGGTCGAAGTAGGCGATGATGTTCCGGATGGCCTGGGGTTTCTCGCGACTGTCCGTCCAGATCTTCACTGTCAAAATGGCAAGGAATCGTTATCGACCTGCGCGAACTGGGCTGGCTGTTCCTGCGGCTGCTCGGCCTGGGCAGCCTGCCCGTCCCCGCGCTTGCCCATCGCAAACTCGAAGTCGCGGACCACGAATTCTACGGAAGAGCGGTCGTTGCCGTCCTTGTCCTTCCACTTACGCACCTGCGCGTTCGCGTCCGTGATCGTGATGGCATCGCCCTTGTGAAAGTACTTCTCGATCACACCGGCGCGTCCAGGGCCATCCTTGCCGCCCCATACCGTGAAGTCGAAGAAGTCCGTGATCTTGTTGTCTTTGCCCGTGCCGGGGCGGTCAACCGCCAGGGAGAAGCTCGCAACGGAGATCCCGCTCTGGGTCTGCCGCATCACAGGATCCTTAGTCAACCGCCCGGTAAAACTGCATTTGTTCATGCTATCCTCCTTACTCCGCTCTCAGCGCGTCCGCCACGCTGTTGGTCTGTTCCGCTGCCGGAGCCGCGTCTACTTTCAGTGCCGCCGCCAGCCGCTGTGCCGTGCTCTTCGGCTTGGCGTTTCCGCTCACGTCTTCCACTTCTTCGGCGGTCTGGAAGCCCATCAGTGCGTCCGGGCAATGGAGCCTTGCGAAGAATGCCGCCGCCCTGTATCCGAGCATCTGTTCCGGCATGTTCTTCCACTTGCTGTTGCTCGTCCATCCTTCGGCCCGCGCCATCGACAGCGTGACTTCGGTGCCCTCGACGATCTCACCGTCCGAGATGCGGGTGGCCTCGACGTAGCAGCCCCGGTTCTCCGTTCCCTTCGTTCCGGTGTACACCAGCCGCACGTCCGTGAACTTTCCGCACCCCTGGATCATGCTCATGCAGGCCTGTCCGGACCAGGTCGGTTTTCCTTTGACCACATATAGACTTTGCATTACCGTCAGCGGGCTCATGCCCATCCGGGCGGCGACGTCCAGCGCGATGAGGCAGTTCTCCGGCTTGTTCTGGTAGTTCTGCGGTACAATGTCGGTCCGGCTGAAGGCCGACGCCACACGCACCGCCTGATCGAAGCGCTCCTTGTCCAGCCAGATGTCAGCCACGCCAGTGGTCGGCACCTTGGTCAGCGCGGTCTGTGCGTCCTGCTCCTGCGGGACGGAGATAGTTACATTCTCACTCATTTTCCCACCACTTTCTTGTCGGATTTCTTTGATGGTTTTCCTTGTCAAAAACCAATTCTGTTGGCCATCCGTGTCTTATCCGATACGCAATGCGTTGCGCTGGGACACCAGTAATTCTTGACCATTCCGTCACCGTATGCGTTTCGCCGTTCGCTGTATACGTTGCGTTTGATCTTGTGTTGTTTTGCTGCTCTGTTCTTGTTGCCCAACGGCAGTTCTTTGGCTCATAGTTTCCGAATGTGTCAATTCGGTCTATCGTCAAATCATCTCTATAGCCATTTTCCATTGCCCAGTCGCGAAATGCGGCAAAATCGCTTCGCCACTCGTTACACACGGTTATGCCAAGTTCTCTGTATCTCCGCTTCGTTTTGTCGCTGCTGTGCGGGTTACCACGCTGAACCATGCCTCTCCATATTCTGTAGAGCCTTGTGTGCGTCATGCCGTGTGTTGTTAGTGCTTTGTGCATGAGAACATGGTGCGTTTTCCTTTTGCATCCGCAACTCACCGTGTCTCCTTTGCGCAATTGATAGCCTTCCACATAGCATGTATTCCCGCAGTCGCACTTACAGGTCCATAGGTTTCGCCCGCGCAGTTTCTTTTCTCCGTATCTAAGGACGGTAAGTCTGCCGAACCGCCGCCCAGTAAGATCTATCTTAACCTTCGTCATCGTCTGTCACCACACGTTGCCTTTCGCTGGATTTGTTAAGCCACGTTGGGAGCATGAGTTCATTTGGCTGATTCGATGGGCCAGTATAACCCCACCAATTTCCTGTTTTCTCACACTCTGCGTATATTCCAAGCAACTCGCGCATAACATCGATGCCATAATTCATCGTATCTTCCGGAACGGTAATTATGTTAATGGCATGGCTTGCATCCTTCTCCTGAGAGATAAACACGAACATCGGTCGCTCCGTCAGTCCCATCACGCGCATCACCGCTTCGGTGTACCATGCCGCCTGCATGTGATAGCCGTACTTGTAGCAGTCCCGGACGAAGTCCTCAGTTCTTGCGCTCTTGCAGGTCTTGTAGTCCACCACCACCGGCATGTCGTCCGGATATGTCAGACAGTCCAGTTTGGCCTTGCACGCCACACCCGTGTCCGGATCCTTCCAGAAGAACGGCAGTTCCTTTCGGCCTGAGAGCAGTTTCCGGACGGTCGGATCGCCCAGCGCCTTGTCCGTCATGGCGCGGATGGTGTCGTAGGTGTCACGATCAAGCACGGTCTTTCCTGCCTCCCGTGCGAGGAAGTCCGCCCATGCTGCCTTGCCGTCCTTCGTCCTGCGGTCGATGCCGTCCGGTGCGATGGCGAACTCGTCGAAGAAGTCCAGCGGCTCAAGGAGCATCTTGTGCGCCGCCTGTCCGAAGATCAGCGCCGGTGTCGGTTCCTCCTCGTCCCGGTGCTCCATCATGTAGTGGAACTTTTCCGGGCAAGCGCTTTGCAGAATCCACAGGTCGCTGCGCCGGACGCCCTCGGCGGCGTTGTACTCGTGTTCGTTCATGGGTTCATCTCCTTTGGTTGGTCTGGATAACCGGGCGGATCGTTGCGAGCTACGCAGCATTCGCCGTTTCACAGGCTCCCCGCCCGGAGCGGTTTATGGCTGACCGCTGAACCATGTCCCCGCCCACAGTCGCCCTTCAATGCCCTCCGCGCTCCCTGGTACGCGCAGAACACAGGGCGGCACGGGTGAGGTGAAATGTTCCGCTTGCCTTGAAGGCTGGGCGGGGTGGTTAGTCTTCTTCGTCCTCCACGCGCAGGAAGACTGCTGCCATTGCGACCAGCGCCCACACGCCCCAGACGATCCACGCCGGGACCGGGATGGCCACGCCGTTCGCTTTGGCGACGATCAGGAGGATTGCGGTCAGCCAGATCATGCGTCCCAAGCCTCCTCTTCCCGCAGCGGTTGGATGGCTGTGATTTGGTCGCGGACTACAACCAGTTTGCCGTCGCGCAGTTCATGCCGGAAGTCGCGCACCGACTCGACGACCGGGACGACCAGCACCTTGTCCGGGTCAAACGTGATGTGTCCGCCGTTGTTGAAGATGATGACCACCTTCATTCGCATCGCCTCGCTTTCATTGCTTCTTCCGCTTTTTTGCCTGTGCCCGCTTCAGCATCTGTTCAGAGACTTCGTGTCTGCGTTCCCAGCGCTGGTGGCGGGCCTCGTAGGTTGCTTCGCGCTCCGCCCGGTATGCCTTGTACTTCTCGCAGGTCGCATGACACAGTTCGTTCCGCTCCGGGCAGTCCTTGCACGGCGGCTTCACCGCTGTTTCTCCCGGATCACGACTTCCAGTCCCAGCGCCTCGCAGATCAGCACCAGCGTGTACAGCAGCGGTTTGGTTTTGCCGTTCTCGATGTCGTCCACGGTCGAGTGCGACACGCCGTGGGTGTGCTCGATGTCGAGCATGGTTTTGCCGACGGCCTTGCGGCGGCGGTAGAGATACTGGCCTACGTCGAAGATGGTGTCTTGTGTGACAGTCATAAGATTGCTCCTCATCAGTCGATATCTGTTTCCAGTCCCAGTACAATATCCGAATACTTACACTTCCCGCCCTTGTCCTTGCCGACCTCATGCGGGAGCGCTTCTTCAATGGCCTTGCGCCACTTGCACTTTCGGCTCTCCGCTTCGGTCTTGTCGCACAGGCCGCACTCGGTTTCGCAGACGTGCTGTAGCATCGTGTTGAGCGCGGCGGTCGGGGTGTAACTGTAGCCTTGCATGTCCGGCATTCCGGGCAGTCCTGGTGGCGCTACCTTGATATACAGGTGCGTCATGCTCAGTTCCGCCTGGATGTGTTGCAGTTTCTTCGCGGGAATGCTCCTGAGAATCCCCCGCATGGTCTTTTCGGAGAGCGACCGGAGCAGGCAGACATCCCGCCACAGGGTGCCGCCGGACTCGCGGATGCGCTGCTTCAGTGCGCCGTTCTCACAGGCCTCCTGCCACGCCGACACGACGGCGAAGAGCGTCTGGAGCGCGGCGTACTCGTTCCCGGTGAGCGGTTTGACATACTGTTCCTGTTCCGCCATGCCGATCACTCCAGTTCCGGCGGAGTCATGTCCATGTCAGCGTCCTGTTGGACCGTCTCCCGCATGGTCAGGATCGCCTTCGCCGTGCCGATGTTCTTCGGGTAGAAGCCCCATGCTGCGGCGAAACTCTCCACGTCACTGTCGGCGATGTCGAACTCTGTGGTGACGGCCTTGCCGATGCGTTCAGCGCCTGTCGGCGTGGTCTGCAGAACGTACTCGCCGAACATCACGAACGTCCGTCCGTCCATCCGGACCGGTGCGCTCTTGCCGGATTGCAGGTCTCTTGCGATCAGGAAGGTTGCCATCAGCGGTCACCGTCCTTCTCATACATCCAGTCGTTCCGCTCGTGCCACCATTTGTCGTACTTTGCCCGGTCGGCGTTCTCGAACCAGCGGCGCAGCTCGCGGTCAACCTCGTCCCGGTTCAGGTGGTCGTAGATCGCGACCGCTTCCTCCTCCGTGACGGCATCCTCGTCCAGACCGCACACCCATTCCACCAGGGTGGCGACTTCCTCAACGTCCCAGAGATAGCTTTCCATCTGCGGGATGTCTGCCTTGTCGTAGGGCGTGTCCGCGTTTAGTCTTTCCCACTCCGCGTCGGCCCCGACCACCATGCCGTTCTCGATGTCCAACATTTCCAGCACCTCTCTTATTGACTTTTTAACTGAATCTGGTACAATGATCTCAGCTACTTTCGCCTGTAGCCGTTGGGTCTGACCGATGTTTCCCAAAACATCCCCGGTCAGGCTCTTTCGTTAACAGCGCACGCTTCCATGCGCACCTTCTCGGACAGTTCGGATGCCAGCGTCAGCAGCCACCCGTCCGGGGCGTTGGACGCAATCGCGTTCGCCGTCATCATGTGGATCAGTTCCGCAAGCTGACAGCAGTGCTCAACCAACTGCATCCGCTCGTTCCGCTCTTCTCGCGCCGTAATCATGCCGTTCACCTCCCTTCCCTGTCGGTCGGACCGTCACGTCCGGACCGTCAGATGATGCCCAGCAGGATCATCCAGATCGGCATTGCCAGCACCACCGCGCCGAGGACACCGCCCAGGCACTCACAGGCAAACTCGATCTCGCGCTCGCTCTTCTCACGCCGCTCGTGTTTATACGATCTCCGGATGGTCATCTTCCGCGCCTCCTGTATTTGCCGGTAACTTCGTCATGAATTCGATGAAGGGCAACCGGGGGATCTTTGTCCTGTTCCCGATCAGGATGAACGGAAACGGAAGCCCCCTGTCACGCGCTTCTTCCCGGATGGCCTGTGGATGGCAGCCCAGGATCGGCGCGATGTCATCCGGGATCAGAAACGGCTTATTGCTTCGCCTGACCTCGTCCAATGTTTCCATGCCGCACTTCCTTCCATCGGCAGCCGTCACAGGAGCCGAGATACTCGTTCCGGTAGTCTCCGCACCGCAGGCACAGTTCGTTGCAGCAGTCCTTCAGTTCACTCACCAGCCACTGATTGTCAGCCGTCACGCTGAACAGCTTCATGGCGATTGCTGCGTCTTCTGTCATGCTCATCCCTCCAGACTCACGGTCCGCGCCTTGCCGTCTTCGTACACGATGATGGTCAGGTTGTCGTTGTGCGCTTCCATCATCTTGGTCAGGCCGTTGCGGAGCGTCTTGACCGCCTCCGGCCTCGGAATTGACTTGTACCGCCGGATGCAGGTCACGATCTGGTAGATCTCGTCCAGCGTGTACAGCCCGTCACGTTGAATGCCCAGCTTCAGCGCCCGGTTGCTGAACTGCACCTTGGACAGGCCCGTCGCCGCCATCGCTTCTGCCGGGGTGAATCGCGGCACCTTTGCTTTGGCCATTGCTGTCACCTCTCATTTGAGTCATCATGCTTGCCTGTCGCGTTCGTCCGTGGTATGATGGTTTCACTTTTTCAGAAGGGAGGTGAAACCATGCACGACCAGAGCCTTCCCGTGATAGCTTGCCTTGTGTGGGCGGCTACACATTCGGATTCCCCTGAACATATGGCTGAACTGTTCCGCGCCAACGAGAAGAAGTTCAGTGATCTTTTCAGCGAGAAGCCGCAATCGTCAGTCCATGCCGAGGTAGTCCGCCGCCCATTCTGATCGGTCGTCCACAACGCAAAACACATGACTCATGGTTTCCAGGTTGCGCCGAATTTGCTCGATGTCGGGCTTTTCGGCGTTTTCCATCTTTCGGGTTGCCCTGAACAGCCAAAGCAGATGGTATTTGAGGTTCCAATCAAGATCCTCGCCGGTTACTTTGTCGGCTGCGTCCATCACTTCTCTGTCGAAGCCCTTCTTGCTCATCACACTTCACCTCATCGTTTTCCATTGCCAAGGAACATTGATTTCCTTCAGCCTGCTCACTTTAAGTGAGCATTAGCCGAAAAAAATATATTCACTCGGAAACTGGTACACTCGGCTGATCTTCTCAACCATTTCCATCGTAGGACTCGTCTTGCCAGTTTCGTAACTGCGGAGCGTTTCAACGCTGATGCCAAGTTTTTCAGCCGCATCGCGTTGCAGAAGGTGCGCATTTACTCTGGCGGCTTCAAGCGTTACGCGAGGGTAATGGGTAACGGTTTCGCGCCTTACTTCCATCCTCTGAGTGGCCTCCTTTCCTTCACCGGATGTCCCCATTATACTCAGTTAAAATTAGTTGTCAAGCCCTAAACGAAAAAAATTTTGTTTTTTGCTTGAAATTCTTTGCTTTTAGTTGTACAATGAAGCCACACCATAATAAGAAAGGATAGATCGTGATGAGCGCGAATGCGAGAAGGTCATTCGTCAAGAACGTAAACGAAATCATGGAGCGGAGAGGAATAAGCCAAGCCGATATAGCACGGGAACTTGAGCTCAGCACGGCCACGGTTGCTGGATGGTGTACAGGGAAACTGTACCCAAGAGCCAACAACATGCAGAGGCTTGCTGACTACCTTTGCGTGACGATGGCCATGCTCGTTGACGGCGACGGTACGTCCTCTGTCGATGACATCGACCGCCTCGAAGCCATCCACCAGAACCCACGCCTTGGTATGCTCTTCGACCGTCAGCGCAAGATGTCCAGCGCGGACATTGAGTTCATGCTGCAGATGGCCGACCGGATCGTGAAGGAGCGTGATAATGAGTAATGGACGAGTACGACGAATGTATTGTGCGCGTGGAGAACATCCCGACCAGCGTGAATGGTTTTTGCTACCATGACGATGAAGGCCGGTCCTTTATCGTGCTCAACGCAAGGCAGACGCGGGAGAAGAACCGTGACGCATACCGCCACGAAGTGACCCACATCCGCCGTGGAGACATGTACGACCCGAACTACCGAGAATACAACTGAGGTGACCGCCATGCTCTGCCCCAAGTGCGCCAGAGACATCCCCGACGATGCCGCCCTGTGCTGCTACTGCGGAAAGAAACTGACCGCCACAAAGCGCAAGCGGTCAAAGCGGCCCAACGGCACCGGATCCGTCTACCAGCGCGGTTATACCTGGACCGCCCGCGTGGTGGATCACTACAAGAAAACCGACAAGAACAAGTCAGGCTTACAGCCGGTTTGGAAAACAAAAGGCGGCTTCAGAACGAAGCGCGACGCGCTGAACTATTTGCCAACGCTGATCGCTTCAACGCCGAACGACCACACTCACGACGCAAAGACTTTCATTGAGAACTTTGAAAGCTGGAAAGCCCATTATGAACCGCGTGTCAGCAAGAGCACGATCATCGGATACAAGTCAGCCTTCAAGCATTTCGCGACACTGCACCATGTCAAGATCGACAGAATCTCCGCAAACGACCTTCAGCAATGCGTTGATGACTGCAAGTACGGCAAGCGCATCAAGCAACTGATGAAGGTCACAGCCGGTCTGGTCTTCAAATACGCAATCGACGACAAGCAGATTACCGTAAACGCCGCCGCGAACCTATGGACAGGCAATGACGAGACGACACACTTTGAACCGCTGACGGAAGAGGAACTCATCCGAATAGAGCAGTCCGGCCTTGAGTACGCGGACTACATTGTCGCGATGTGCTATCTCGGCCACCGGCCTGCGGAGTTGTTTTCCTTCACAAAAGCCGACCTTCACGAAGACAACGGAACCTATTATCTGCTTGGTGGCAAAAAGACCGATGCCGGGAGAACCCGTGCCGTCACGATCCCGCCCAAGGTGCTCCCGATCCTTCTCGCCAGGTCCAGGGTGGAAGGAACAGACTTCCTCTTTCCCCGCCACGACAAAGACAGCGAAGGGAAGACCGTCGGCTACAGTCAGATGCCAACGCGCTACTTCAGTCAGGTCGTGTGGAAGTCCATCATGGAAAAGCTCGGCATTGTCGGCAAGGTCCCATATGCCACCAGACACACCTACGCAAACAAGATGAAGGCCGTGTCCGGTGATGAAAAGGACAAGGCTGGCCTGATGGGACATGCGTCATATTCTACAACTCGCGAACACTACCAGACAACAACGCTGCAAGAAAAAAAGGCCATCACCGACCAGATGAAGTAGCCTTGCGTTTACATCTTATTTATAACATTTTCGCCGCAAACCCGCATAAAACCTAAGTTTACCTACGACTGGAAATCGTGTGACGGCTGAAACCGTCCTTGGGTTCGAATCCCAAACTCTGCGCGTGAAACCTTGTAAACCCTTGTAAACACTACGTTTACAGGGGTTTTTCTTCTGCCAAGGCGTTCCGAAAAGTACCGCAGAATACCGCAAAATCTTGCTCGGTTTATAACAAGGTTTATTGCAGAATATTGGCCATTTATCCGGCTTGATCTTTGGCTTCTCCATCCAAAGCAGTTTCAAATTTTCTCCCTCCTTTCTTGGCTTGTACAGCATTCGCGGTGCCAAAGACAGTATACCAACATTTGGGGTTCATTGCAAACAAAAACGCCGCCCGGAAATAATCCGAGCGACGCGGTTTGGTCAGTATCTCCGATCCCAATACGGGTCAATGTACTCCATTGGGTATCTCCCGGAGTAGTCCATCCCGCCGTCACGGCTCATATACCGGCCAGTGCGGGAATCCCGCGCTCTGGCGTAGGATCGGCCACGACCTGTCCGATAAGGCCGTCCGCTCTCCCCATCACCTTCGTCCCAGTCCTCATCCTCGGCGTCCTTCATCGCGTGATAGGTCGCGGCGGACTTGAGGGCGTGGTACAGCATGTCGGCGCGTTCAGCGTCGGTGGGAGACATCTCGACATCGGCGGTGTACTTCTTGTCAAGTTTTTCAAGTTCTTTGCACATCGCCTTTTCCAGGTTCTTGTAGTGTTCAGCCATGTTTCTCACTCCTCTCATGCGATTCGCGCCACGGTCAGGTTGGCATTCTTCACATTAATCTCAGGCGCTACGCCACCGGGCGCTGCTGGGCCAGACGTGTTCTCAACAGCCACGCTGAAGCAGCATCCACGCGGTACGGTGATGATTGCTGTAGACGTCACGTTGAAGAAGTTGGCGTCCGTGGGCGGGTTCTCGGCCGCTGCGGCGGGAGTCACGATGGCCTTGCTGGTCTGGAGAGGCTCCCCGTCAATAGCGATTGCGACACTGATGGGACCGACGGTCGCGCCGTCCACCAGGCTGATGTTGCCGTTGAAGGCGACCTGATATCTGGCGAAGCAGTTCGGAGTGATGCCACGGAGAATTACAATCCCGCTCTGGTTGCGGTGATACACATACCCCTTGTTGCAGGGAATCACGGTGTCAAGCAGGACGTTCTGTCCGGGCTCCACAACCTGATTCGGGGCATACGCAAATTCAGCCACGGTCAACCCTCCTTACGCCGCGAAGCCGCCGCAGCCACAGCCGACGGTCTGGCCGCCGCAGGTGAAGATCGGTTGAGAGCCGTAAACGGGCTGTGCGGGGATCGGGCAACTACGCAGTTCACCGATGATGCTTTCACGGATCTGCGCGGTCTGCGCATTCTGGCTTGCGGCCAGGTTTGCCATGTTCAGCTGGTTCTGGAGACCGACATTCTCGCGCTGGGCCTGGGCCAGCTGGTTCTTGACACCATCCAGTTCGAGCTGGCACAGCTTGTCGAGCACCTTCTGGTTGTTATCATCGCAGTTGGCGCGGGTCGCGGCAGCCTCAGCGGCCATCGTGTACTTCAGATCGGCCACGCCGGCGTTGATGCCGGTGAAGCCGGCGGTGTTAGCGGTCTGCTCCGCAAAAGAGCGGTTCAGGCTGGCAATCTCGTTGCCGTAAAGCTGCTGGGCGATGGCGTTCTGGGCACCGTTGACGGTCGCGTTGATGCCGGAGAAGCCGGAGCACAGAGCGGTCTGTACGTTGCCAAATCCGGTGGTGACCGCGTTGTTGATACCGTTCAGCCCGGTCATCACGGCACTATGGTCGAAGCCGCGCTGCACATCGTTGTTGGTGTTCATCTGGCCGCCCATCATCCACGGGAAGAAGCCGCCGCCAAAGCCGCCGCCGAAGCCGTTGTTGCCCCAGCCGCCGAGCGCGATCAGCAGGATGAGAAGCCACCAGGCAGAGTTGCCGCCGAAACCGTCATTGCCACCGCCATAGCCGTAGCCGTAAGCGGGCGCGACGGGCATGTACATCCCATTATTTTCCGAAGTCATTGTGTGGTACTTCCTTTCTTGCGAATCTATAACCACCGTCTGATGCGCACTCGACGGGTGTTATCTTGGTCTTATCTTTTAGTCACCGAAACATCCCGGCCAGTTGGTTCACCATCTGAACCTGCTGCGGACTCACGCGCCCGGTCTGCTGGAGCCAGTTCATGATCTGCCCCGGATCGTTCGCGATGTTTGCGGGTACGCCGGGGAAATACTGGTTCACGAAGGCCTGCGGGTTCTGCATGGAGGAAGCGATCTGCTTTGCCTTCTCAATGGCGTTCTGGAGGTTGTTCACGGGCCAGGATGAAGTGGAACCCATCTGCGATGCGGAAGACTGTACAGGCGGATTCTGGCCATTTAACGGCATGGTGCCTTGCATGGACGCGAACAGCGGATTCATTCAGCCTTCGCCCCTTTCCGAGCGGTCGCCTGAGTCTGGTTCGTCTGTGTCTGTGCAACCGCCTCAGAGAGCGAGTCGCGCAGTTCCTGCTTCATCTTTTCAAGGTCATCCTTGGTCACGAACCCCGTCATGTCCTGATGGCTCTGCTCCGGCATCGGCAGGGCAGCCTGGCCGGACATCGGCTGTGCCATCGGGGCTTTAGGCATTTCGTCCATTGTGTAGTGGATCTTCTGGAGCGGATTCGGCATGCCCATCGGGTTCGTGGACTTGAGATAGATCACCGTGTCGTTGGTGTCCCAGAGCGGCAGCGGCGTATTCGGAGTCCATCCGGACGGCAACTGATACGCCTTCGCACCGACTTCACCGTCCACCCAGATGATGCCGACAGGGGCCTGCTGGGCGGACTGCGTGTAACTCTGCATCTGCTGTCCATACTGCATCTGCGGCTGCGCGTAGGACATTCCGTAGCTGTTGTTGGGCATAACGCCATACGGGTACTGCACGAAACTGTTGTAGGCCATGTTGATTTCCTCCATTCACTTAACTCTCCAGAAGTAACTCGGCACTTCACTGCCGGAGTCCCAGGCGTCGTATAATAGTCACCGTCCATCACATCGATGGCATGGCTCCCTGTCCCGATGATGTAGGTGCCAACCGGGAAGTGCTTGCAGAATGCGCGAACCGTGATGCACTTCGGGCAGGATTCCGGAAGCAGAAAAGGCGTGAAGCCGAGATTGTACAGATATTTGCCCCATACGCTGTTGACGGAAGGCATGTTGCACTCTTCCCGCCCGGTCCGGCAGATATCGTCATAGACGCTGTACCAATCCAGGCCTGTGGCGATGGAAATTGCGCGAACGACACAGTCTGCCACTTGTTTCCCCTTCGGGTTTGGATTGCACTTTATCCACACGGGGGCAAGCGTGTCGCTTTCTCACACATTTCGATGTATTCCTGAAGAACGTCGAGGCCTGTCAGTGCCGCGATCATCACAACCGTCTCTGTCGGGAACCCGCATTTTCTGAGCCTTTCCACACAGTCAGCCACGCGCTTCACTCCCCTTTCTGCATCTCTATTTTTGCAGACAAAAAGCCGCTTTTCGAGGAAATAAAGCGGCAAGTAAAGGACAAGTTTCAGGAAGAAAATAGGAAATAAAAAGGCCCCGGTGCTATGACCGGGGCATGTGGCGTGCGAGGACTTCCTCACCCTTCCTGCAAATACTGCCTATGCTTCTCGATGACATGCCGAGTTCTTCCGCGATCTCCTCATAGGTCATGCCTTTGAACAAGTGCATCCGCAGGATGGTTCGGTTTCGTTCGGCTTTATTGCCGATAATCCATTGACGGAGCAACTCGTCAACGCCGTCCACGCCAACGTCAACAAGTTCTCTTTTCATTTCTTGATTCTGCCGCTCCCACGGCACACAGGACACGGCCTGCTGTCCTTGTCGGTCTTGTCGGTTCTGCGCACGCGGATGATAATCTTTTGCTTAACGCGGCCCATAATACAGATCCCCCATTCCGTTCGCCAGCGAGATGCCGTCATCTGTCTCCACGTCCTGCTCGATCACAACTTCCTGGACATTGCTCTCATAGATGAAGAACGCGACGGCCATTGCGATGATGATAACGAGTTCGACGATGCACAGGATGAACATCCGCTTGTTGGCCATGTCTGCCCTGGCCATGTCGGATTGGTGAACGTAATTTGGAACGGTTGCTGGATTCTCAACGATGCTGGTCTTATCGTTTTCGTCCATCAGCCTTCTTCCTCCTCCTTTTCCGCATCCTCCGCGGATTCAACCTCCGGCACAACAATCGTCTGTCCGCCATGCGCGGAGGCCGCATCAATCAGCCCCTCGCCGATGATGTAAGCCACCACAGCCGCCCCGGCCATGATGAGCGCCGTCACCTGCGTCGCGGTCTCCTGAGAGCCTTTGAACGCCAGAATCAGCATGGTCACAAACTGCGCGACGGCAGCCCAGAACTTACGAGAAGTCAGTTTCGCTTTCCAGTCAATCATGATGGTGTCCTCCTTTACTTGTCGATCAGGTAGTTTGTGATTTCGTCGCGTGATGCTGCAAGTTTGTCTGTGCTATTTCCGTTAATTTCATGACTCAGCAGCGCGAGGATGCCACGGCACAGCACCTTGTTGCCCTTTTCAATCGCGTCGATTTGATCGGCCTGTACGGCCAACTTGCGGGTGTGATCTTCAATAAGCAATTTATCATTCGCCAACTTTCTGTCAATGTCTTGAAACCGTGGTTCAAGGCTCTCCTTGACCTTTTCCGAAACAGTTTCCGCAAACTCCTCAGACGGCGTAGTTTCCAGCGCTTGGCGGGCCTTCCGTTTGCGGAACACGTCTGCAACCTTGTCCACCAGCACGATCAGCGCACCGATGCCGACAAGGCCAACAATGGTATACCAGAGGATGGACGGGGTCAGTCCCTCCACCGCAGGTAGCTGCTCCATTTACCCCACCCCCACAATCGTTTTCAGAAAGTCCACGCCTGCCACCAACTGATCCCGGAGCGTCTGCAATTTCTGCATTTCCTCCGCCGTCAGCGTGCGCACATAGGCAGGAGCCGGGTCGCTCTCATCCGCCGGGGCCAGAAACTTGCTCATCATCCAGCCGTCGATTCCCTGATACATAATCTCCCGCCAGCCACCGATGTCGTCGAATGCGTCCACGACGGTCCCTTTCGGCAGGCGTTTGATAACCATCGCCTCGGTGCTATCGCCTTTCCTGACGGCCACGTCTTTCACCGTCACAACCATTTTCTGCATGGGTTTATCTCCTTTCTGTTCCGGAGGTTTGGTGTATTCGACCGCTTTGAGGTAGCCCACGGCCCCCCAAAGGCTGATCTTCGTGCGCGTGAACCCCGCGTTCGTCCCCTGCGCGTTGAGAACGTATTTACCGGTCTCGTCCACCAGACCGATGTGGTAGTAGTCGTTGAGGTCACCGTTGTAGGCCGCCCCGCCTTTTCGGAACTTCGCCGGGAGCGCATACTTCGGATTGCCAGGTTCCCGGATTTTGAAGGCCGCCATGCCGGGAACCGCCGCCGTCACCGGCATCAGGCCCTTGACGTAGCTGCGGGCAATGGTGTTGGAACCGTGGGCGATGGTTTTCCCGTGCTTACGGTAGGCGTTGACGAAGGCCCCGGAGCAGTCCACGCAGCCATCCTCCGCAGCGCCCCAGACGTACCGCCAATGCTCGCCGTACATCCGGCGGAAGTCGGCGATGAGGTCATTGACCGGAATCTTCGTCATCGTTTTTCACCTCCGTCACCCCGTCATCATTGTCCTCAGGCGGATGGCTCCACCCCCATTTCTCCTGCCGCCGTTCAGGGTCAGCGATGGCCAGCACCACCAGCACGCCGCACACGCCCATCATACCGACAACGACGAGGATTCCAAGCAGCATTGTCACAGGCAGCGCCCTCCTTTTGGGTCAGCGGAGCCGGGGCGGCTGCCGCCCCGGTTCGCGCTTAAAGTGTTATATTAACTAATAATCAAACGTAGGATTACCGCCGACCTGTGCAGCTGTCATATTGTTTATCAGATGGTTATATATGATATATGCAATCCAATAATACCCAATCGCTGTAAAGTGCGTTTTGTCGCTGGAGTAATAGGTCGTATTGTCAGGCTCAAATGGCAGGAACGCATACAAGTCAATCATGTCGAGATTAAAATGTTCTGCAATAGCTTCTTCCTTATAATGCATACTGTCGAGCCAACGTACAGGAACTCCGTTCCTAATTGATTTAGGCGGATTTATCAAAACAATTTTGACCGTGCCTTTTCCGCTGTTTATAATGTGTTCTATTGACGCATAGTATGCTCCAAGCGGTGTTGTGGGGTCGTCCGCATCTCCGTTCATGTAGCCGTTTGTGCCAATCATGATTAAAGCAATATCACAGTTTTCATAAAACGTTTTCCCGGAAATTACACTATACATATTGACTGCCGTATCTCCCGGAACGCCAAAGTTACTGATAGCGGCGCTGTCATTTCCGAGGAATTTTTTTAGCCAGTACGGGTACGATTCTGTGATTGTGGTCGTGCCAGTAATCACACCAGCGGTCAGGCTGTCACCAAAACACCAAATCTTTTTTGAGCCAAGTATCTTATTATGCATGAAATCAAAGTACACGCTATCCTTTAACGTATAAATGCGCGTGGTCGCAATGATTTTATTGGCATAACTGGAAATGCCGTTAGCTTGGAAGATCGACACGCGAATGGTATCATCATATTCGAGTTCGATCTTATTGGACGTGATGTTCAAATCCGCCGTGCCCCATTGACTGAGTTTGCCGCTTTGGGTACTCATTACATATATACTAAATCCAGCATTGACAAACGAATCATCTACATCAATGCGGACTTTCCCCTTGCAAATAAAAGCATCTGATGTGACAAAACGGTTGTTTGCGTCAGCCGCATCGTCCAGATTGTAATCCGTTGATGTAAGCGCAAAATCTGGAGCAATCTGGCTCATATTTTCATATGCCGTTTTTTCTTCAAGTGCGGCAATGTGCACGTCAGCGCCTATAGCAGCAGAAATCCGCGGCGAAAAGTCCAGCTTGTATGCAATATCGGTCAAAGCCTTTACAGGGGAATATGATGCAGCAACGGATTCCCAGTTGATAATCACATACCCATATACCGCGCTCGTGCCCGACATCCCAGAATATATAGTCAGGACACCATAATCAGGACTTGACGTAGCCTCGGTGTGACCAGTAAAAGATGTCCCATCCGAAAAACGCAGAAAATAGCTCGGGCTACCGCCAGAACTGATATACACAGCATGGAGTTTTGTGACCCCTGCCGTGAGCCCGTCCGAATTGATATATAATTCTTTAATAAAAGGGCAATCTTCAACATAGATTCTTTCGTTTACAGCGCTCTTTAAGGACGAAAGTTCATTGCCGACTGCCATCTCCCCGGCCCCGCCCTTGTTGACCGTCAGGTCGCCAGCGAGGGTCTCGTTGCCGTTCCAGTCGAGCGTCCGGGCGTTGCTCCGGGCGTTGTCGCCGGTGCCGTTGCCCGCGATCTCCAGATAGGTGTCGTTGGTGTCCTCGACGTTGTACTTGCCGAAGGCGTGCTGATTGTCGCCGCTGGCCTTTGTGCCGAAGCCCTCCGCGTGGCTGTAGTCGCCGCTTGCGGTGGTTCCGTAGCCCTCCGCGTGGGCAACCTGACCATCGGCGGTGGTAAGCTGGCCCTCCGCATGGCTGGCCATTCCGCTGGCGGTTGTGCCCACACCCGTCGCAACGGCACCATTCGCGCTCGCGGTTGTACTGATGCCAGCAACCAGCTTGCCGGTAGCCGGGAAATGCTCGTCCATCGCGGCCTGCAGCTCAGCCTCGCTCGCCGCGCCGATGTTCGTGCGGGCCTGGGCCTTTTCCGCGTCGGTCTTGCCGGTCTGCTCAGAATAGGACACCACGGCGGTGGCCTGGGCCAGCGCTTCCTGCGCGTCTTCAGCGGCTTGGTTCGCGGTGTCAATCAGCGTGGAGATGTCCCCGATCACGTTACCGGGGTCGTATTCCGGGTCGCCAATGACGTTGACCACAGCGCCAACCGCAGAATAGATGCAGGTGACCTCGCCGTTTTCGGTGTGGTAGATCGCCAGCGCGAAGCGTCCGGGGATGTCGTAGCACGCCTTGACCAGCGTGACCGTCGCCGCGCCGTCCTCAAGACCGCAGGTTTCCGCCAGCAGCAGCGACGCGCCGTTTGCCTGGAAGAACCGCGCCGTCACAGTTCCGGTCAGCGGCACCGCAACGCCGTCCCTGGTGACATGGATTTTGAACGTGTGGGCCAGTTGCTCCCCTGTAAACTCGTTCCCTCTCAGCGTCTCCGTCTGGACTGGTTTGGAAATGTCCACCGTGCGTTCGATTGTAATCATTTGCCGTCATCCTCCTCTGCTGTCTCGACGGTTTTCGCCGCCGCGTAGGCTTCGCGCAGTGCCGCCCGGAGCGCCGCCATCTGTTCGATTGCGCCCCCGGAGACCTGCATCCGGTCGGTAATGTCGTAGGCTCTCTGGATTGCCTCTGTGGTGGTCATTTCGTCGCCCTCCTTATGGATTTACCGTAATGTAGCAGTATTTATAGGCATTATCGCATTTGATGCGGAAACGAAGGTAGGCGTTTGCCTGGACTGAAGACTTGCTGATTGTACCGCAGTTCAGATAGCCGCTGATGCTGTCCGTCCATCTTGCGGCCTGCTCGGTGCATGAAAAAGCATAACTTGGGCCAGCAATGTTGACGGCAACCGCATAGAACCCGATACCGTTTGGCGGCGTGTAGGTTTGCGTTCCGCTACTGGTGATTGTAAGCGAGTCGAGCAGACTTGTGATATTGACCGATTCCGTCACGCTCCTGGTCTGCCAGACTTCATCAATACCGCCTGCCGCCGCTTTAACGCCGATGTCGATGGACATTGGGATCTCGACAACCGCCGTACCGGACGAGTATATCGACCCTTGTCGGATCTCCACGATGTCCGCGTCTTCCGGATCAACACCGCCGCCACCGCTGACCGGGATGGACGCGATCAGCCCGCTGTAACTGCCGCCGGAATAAGTGGTGTACACGCCCACGCTGTTCCCGTTCTGGTGAAGATACCCGTTCTTGCTCTTGCCAGACTGGACAACGCCATGATCACTCAGCAGTTCCGCCGAGAAACTGGTCGAACCGTTGCCGGTCAACTGGATGTTCGCGGTTGTGCTCGGAACCGTCCCGCTGATGCTCCCCGATGTGGCGGAGACTGTATAGGTGCCGTTGCCGTTCCACGCTCCGCTCAATGAAACGGCTTTGTTAAAAGTTAGATTCGTCCATTCGGAGTCACCCATGCGCTTGTACGGAATGGTCACTTGTCCGCCTGATGAACTTACTGTTCCGAACTCGGTCACCGGGGTGATTTGTTGCACCGCTGCTGCCCCACCTGGACTGTAGTACAAACTGCTGAAAGTAAGCATCCCAGCGTCCGTGATTTTTGAACTGATACTTGACGCATTAACGAGCGCACCCTGTTGTCCGCCTATTGTCACAACAGAAATCACGTCACCGATTTTTATGCTCGAACCTGAAATCTTTACATGATCCGCTGTAATCAACGCACTACTACTGTTGTCGGAATTGATCGCCAGTACAATCTCTCCGGCACGGATACCATTGTTATCTACCACAAGCGCGATCTTGCTCTCCGTCTGCTGTATCCTGGTGCTGTGGCTTTTGACGGATCCGTACAGGTTGAGCGCTTCCTGCACTTCTGTCGGATCCCACGGTGTGTTCGCGGCGTGCGCTGTGCGGAAGACGTAGACCTTGCCGTTGTGGACCGTGACATCGCCGACCGCGTAGGCGTTGCTTTCCTTGAATGTCCCGGCATCGATGCCTGTCACAACGGAACTGATACCCGCCGCGTTGACTTCAAACTGACTCTTGCGCGTGGTTTGGTATTCCCCGGCGATCTCGCTCCACTCTTCTTCCGTCGCCCACAGCAGGATCCGTTCGTTGTTCGTATCGATGTCCGCCCGATGCCGGATCAGTTCCTGCTCCTGCTCTTCCTGCCGCTTCCCAGAACCGTAACTGTTCCGCTTCAGAGCAGACAGGGGTGGGCGCTTTTCGGAACCTGTGGACTGAACCTCGACCATCGGTTTGCCGCGCCAGTCAAGGTTCATCTGGTAGATCGGCACGGTGTAGTCCGTCTGCCCCTGGCGGACCGTCACCACATCGCCGGGGTCGAGCGTCCAGTCGGCGAAGAGATTTGCCGTGGCCGGATGGAACCGCGACATGCCGCTCAGTCTGTCGAAGATTGCCTGGTTTGCCGCCGCTGTTGATGCCATCAGATCACCTCCTCACCGCAGGAACGGGTTCCCGGCGATGACGTATGCGTTCTCCGGGTCCGTCCCGTAACTGCTCTCGCTGGTCTCGGACTCGTTGCGGATCTTCAGGCCGTCAATGGCCGCAACCTCGTACCAGCACGGCGTGAAGTCCTTATATTGCGTCTCGTCGTAGATCACGTTGGTCGTGCGGAACCACACGATCTCCAGTTGCCCGTAGCGGTTGAACCGGGCAAAACCGCCCGCCGCCTCGGCGATCCACTTGAGCACTTCCCGCATGGTCCGGTTGTCGAACTGCCTCGGCCTGCTCGACACGGCCAGGTCGCTGTTCAGGAAGGTCTGCGTCGCCAGCGTCACGCCAACATAGTCGCACAGCGCCTGCGCGATGCTCCCGATGGTGGTCGGGAACGTGATGCCAAGATCCGTCATGCTCGGCAGTTCCTCGTCGAAGAGCACCATCCGGTCGCTGGCCGTGATGTCGATGATGTCCACCTGCACAATGTCCGGGCGGTCCACCACGAAGATGCCGACTGGGGCGAATTCGTACAGCACGGTCTTTCCATTCTCGGTGAAGGTCTTGGTCTTGGCGGAGGCGTCCGGCGTGCCGCTGTCGATCCTCGCCCCGATCCAGACCTTGCACTCACCGAATTCAAAGCTGCTGAGTTGCCGCACATCGTTGAGCAGAGAGAACCGCGCCTCGACCGATGGGCACATGCCCAGCGTCAGTTCCTTGTCCGCGTTGAGCGGAGCGCTGACTTGCAGGCCCCGGCTCATCACGATCTCTTCGTTGCTCATCACAACGCCGTTCTCGTCCGGGAATTCCAGCAGGACGCGCTGCGGTTTGTCCGCCGCCATCGCCGCTGCCATGGTGTCGCTCAGTGTCAGCATGCCGTCACCTCCGTTCGCTCAATACTCAATGATGCTGAAGGACAGGTTCACGATGTAGATGCCGCCCTCCGGCCACCACACCGCCTCGAAGTCCCGGTCGCCCACATAGGCGTCCATCTCGTAGAAATCCGCATGGTACGGGCTGAACCATGTGAACTTGAACTTGTCCTTGCGCAGTTTCCTGCAAATGTCCCACGCGATCTCCAGCGGAATGTTGTTGTAGGCCAGCTTCAGCGGGAACTTGGTCGCGACCTTGTTGCGGTGCAGGTAGCCCGTTGCGTCGCGCTCGCCCATTGTGTCCAGGTCGCTCTCCTTGCCGCTGAACTCCGATGGGTCCGGGATCGGCATCTTGTCGATCAGGAAGCCCATCGAATAGTTCATGTCGCGGTAGTATTGCAGGCCGTTCGTTGTTACCATCTGACTGCTCATGCGCTCTCACCTCCCGCGTCAGCCGCTCATGCGCTCGGCCATCCGGATCGCCTGCTGGACTGCGGCACCAGCCGCCGCGCTCGGCACGAACCGGGCGGTGACTTCCTTGTTGAGGAGCTGCTGTAGCACCGTGAGCATGCCGCGCAGGACGGTGGTCTGCTCTGCCTGGGCGGTCTCGGTCGCGCTGTCATCGTCAGCGGGTTCGTCGTAGGTTGGGGCACCGGGGGGAGTGACAGGAACGTCCCCGGAAGCAGGACCGGCCACACCGACTTCGATTACCGTTTCGCCTTCCTCCATCGTTTCTTCGATGGCTTCGATGACTTCCGGGGCGGCGTATGTGCCGGTGTTGGAGACGGTGACCGGTTTTCCTGTTGTTGCCCATGATTCGATAATGAGGCTTGCAAGATCCCGAACATTTATTCCGGCCACATCTGCCCCTGCGGTATTCATTCCAAGAAGACGGAGCGCTTCCTCAAGCGAAACATAGTCTTCAATCTTGCCGATCCCAGCATCAAGTGTTTGTTGAATCACTTTCGCTTCGGAAAAGCCGTAGAGCATAGGCAGTGCATAGTACAACGCCTCGTCCATCGCCTTCTTGAATTCAGCTTTGTCTATGTCCGCAGCAGCATCGGTAGCTATTCGGCCTCCGCCAACATCATGGGTCCATGACGCAACGAAAGCACTATACGCATCATTAGCCGCATTGCCTTCTTCGCGCCTGTTCCCACGGAATAACTTATAGGATTCAAAGTTGACGTCTTGCGTGGTAACTCGGCCACCGCCAACAAGTTCAAGTATCTGCGAAACAAACTTGTTGTCATATTGTACGGTTGCTTTCTTCAGCGCTTCGTCGATGAGATAGTCGATACCCTTGTCGGGATTCTCGTAGATAGCGACAAAGGCAGCGAGTTCGTCGAGACGTTCCTTGGCTTTGCTCGCAGCAGCAACATCCCCGACGTTATCGTAGTGCTGATACAATGCCTCCCATGCCCGCATCTGCGAAAACGCTGTTGCATACTGAGATTCGTACTGTTCTCTGTATTCTGAGCGCAATTCGTCTTTCGCTTTGCCATACTCTTCAACCGCGCTGTCAAACGTGTCCTTGTCGAAATCAACAAGACTATTGACCTTCAATCTGAAGTGCGCTTCTGCCTCGCCGAGATTGAGCGCAGAGTTGACGCGGTACAGGACGTCTGTCAGCGTTTCGAGCCAAACACCTTCGTCTTCCGTCAGGCCCTGCTGATATGCTTTCGTCATCAAGTCCGCAATGTCATCGCCAATCTTGCGGATTGCTTCGCCAAGTTCTCCGGATGAAACATCAATCGTACTGAGGAACTGGGCAGAAACGTCATTGCCGTTCTGGTCCGTAAGCGGTGCGATTTTAAGCGATAGTGCGATATATTCGCTCTCATCCGCGAGTTGCTTCTCCATCTTGGGGATGATTCCGTCCTCGCCTGTCAACTGTTCTTTGAGTTTGTTATACGAGTCTTCGTCAAGCTTTGTGCCAATCTTGATCTTGTTAAGCGTAAGCCCAAACAGCGCAACCTGTGCATTGATGACGTCTCTGTTCTGCTTGAGTTCTTTAAGCCTTACGCCAAGTACGTCCATTTCAGCCACGATTTTTTGATCAAGGAATTCGGACTTGACGTATGATGCTACTTCGTCAGCGGTGAGTTTGACAGGTCCCCAGTCAATCGTGCCTTCTTTTTGGAGCGCAACGCTTTTCAGCTTTTGAATAAGGAACGCCGCACCCTCAACCACAAGAGTTGCAACACCAGCAACAACGCCGAGAACGGGGTGCCCTGTTGCCGCCACGCCAAGTCCTATGCCGAACGCAGTTTCAAGTCCGCTTGTTATAAGACTCGTTAGTTGCTCGTCCGTGAGATCGTTTACGTCAACTTCGGAAATGGTTGTTGCAAGCTTGAGTGCGCCAGAGAGGACGAGCGGGATGGCCGCAGCCGCCATACCAGCCCTCACATTGCCTCCAGACGCTTTCGCTACATGGATTCCAAGCGCCGCAGATGTCACGGCGTCAGTCGCCGCAGACAGGAGAACTTTCGCGAGACTGCCTTCTTGAATTCCGCTGGTATTGAGGGTTGCAGATGCAATGACGGATGCCGCAACGGTAAATGTCATCACACCAATTCCCATTGCGTTCGTGCCGATACTTTTCGCAAGCCTTGTAAATCTCGCATTCCCAGCGGTTAGCGCAGCCGCGCCAACGCCGAGGCCAAGTGCGCTCTTTACTTCGGTAATAATGGTCGCCATGCTAAGATTGCCCTTTTGCACTTCACCCATCGCGAGTGCCAAGTCTGTTACCGCCGTCACAATGAGCGCGGCACCCGTTGCTTTAAGCGCCATCTGCTTGCCGCCGAACATCGCGCCGCCAATGGCAACACCAACAGTACCAACCGCATCAGTTGCAAGAGACTCAAGGATTTTCGTAAGTCCACCGTCAGCGTCCTCGCCACTTAGCGCACCCTTCGTCAGAAGCACGTTCGTGTTGACCATCGCTGTAAGAGAGGCAATCGCAAGCCCGGCACCTATTGCTTGACCGGCTGCCAACTTCGCCCCGTGTTTTCTCGCATTCATTTGTGCGATGCCAACGGCAACCGCTGTCATGCCAAGAGATTCTTTCACGGCACCGCTGACAAGCATAAGCAGGTTTGGCTTCGTGAGGCCCTCCGCGTCAATTTGGCCAAATGCGATGATCGTGTCCACAAGTCCGGTTATGGTCGCAACCGCACCGCCAGCAATGAGCGCAGGCCCAACGCCACCAACAGGCGATCTTGAAAATCCTTTCCCAACAAGCAGCGCTGTCAGCAACGAGCCTATTCCAGTTATCACATTTGCACTCGTAAGATCAGCATAATCCTCACTATCCGCAAACTTGCTCATGAAATGCCAGTCGAGATAGACGGTCACACCAGCCGAAACAGCGCCAAGAATAGTACCGGCTACCGATGCAACGACCGGCCCAAGCGCCGCCATGCTGGTAATCAGCCCACTCCCGATCCGCCACGCGAGCATGGCACCGCCGATGGCCTCGACGGTTGTCAGGAGCCAGTCCATATTGTCTCTGAGCCAGTCAACAGTCCGCTTCAGGCCATTGTCAAACTCGTCAACTTCCTCGAACATCTTCGTATAGTCAATGTCATCCTTTTTCCCGGGCCCGCCGCCACCGTTGCCGCCCTGCGACTGAATGATGTTCAGTTCATCCCACGCGGCCAGAAGATTCTTCGTCTCCTTCGCCGCGCCAGCCGCGCTCTTCTCGGTCTTCTCAAAATCAGCCGCGACAACATCAACCGCTCTGGTCCAGGTGTTCCTGCCGGACAGCAAAGCGATGAACTGGTTGATGTAGTTGGATGCCGTGATGACCCACTGCGACAACTGCTGGAACAGCGGAATCAGCGACTGAATCGCACTGCCGAGAACCGCGCCGAGGCTGTTCTTCATCTTCAGCAGGCTGTTGTCCAGTCCGGTCATGTCCTTGTTGTACAGGTTATCCACGGCCTTGCTGTACTCGCGCAGGTTCTTTAAGCCCGTGCTGAAGCCCTCCGTGATGTTCCTGATCAGGGCGCGGTACATGCGGTACTTCGCCACGCGGATCATGCTGTTGAGGAAACCGAGTACGCCATGCTTGGTCAGGTCTTTGAAACTGTGCTTCAGACTGTCAACAGCAGAGCGGAGGGTTTCCAGTTTGCTGGCGGACTTTTCGGCTTCTTTGCCGGTACTGTCAACACTGGCTTTTGCACCTTCGGCAGCCGTCGCCACTTCATGGAATTCTTCCTTTACCGTCTCGGTTTTGCTCTCTGCGGCAGCCATGCCGTCACCAATCGTGGCGGTGCTTTCGCTTGCACTGGCCGCGCTCGTGGCCATTTCGCTCATGGCGTCCTTGGCAACAGCAAGAACCCAAGCCTTTCCCTCAATGGGATCCATCACGGACGTCGGGTTTCCTTCTCCCCAGTCGATGCCCTGGATTTCCTGCCGAACCGCTCTCCATGCGGTAGCATTGAGCTGACCGGAACCATACAGGTCATCCGCATATTTCAGCATTGTGCCGAGAGCCTGCTGTGCAATGGTGATCTCGGTCTTTGCCCCACTTCCGCCACCGGTGCCCTTCAGTGCATCCGCCATCGCAAGAATTGCCATCTGTGCTTCCCTTGCTTTTACGGCAGACTCGGCAAGCGTGGACGTGATCTTACTACCGCTATCGGCAGCGTCCGTTTCAATTCTTGAAATCGCTTTAACATTTTCGACTACCGTTGCGGCGGCCTGTGCGGCTTCCTGCATTCCGGCGACTTCGTGCCCGCCAACATAGCTTGCATTCTCATGCTTTCCAACATATTCCGAACCAACATGCTTGCCAACGTATTCCTTCACCGCGCTGGTGCTGTCCACCGCCTGCTTGAGCGCGGCAGTACCGCCCTTCACGCCGGAGAGGTTCTTCATCGCGTTGACCAGTCCCGTGATGGAGTTCGTCAGCTTCGTGATCCGGTCGATGTCATCGTTGGTGCCGATGCTCTTGAGGTTGGTGACGAACTTGCCGATCTCCGTCGCCACGTTGCCGAGGTTCAGACCACCGGCAATCTTCTCTTTGATCTTACCTAAAGAAGTGGCCAGAGCGGTAAGGCTACTGCTGGCCCCCATCGCGTTAGACTTGATCTGAAGTTCTAACGCCTGAACCGTAGTCGTGCCTTCAGCCATCTCTGACCATCTCCTTACTGTTCATCTGTGCGAATCTCTTCCGGTTCGCGACCCTCCGTTATCCGCACCTTTCCATCTTGTGTTTCTTCCAATATATATCCGGCTTCTTCGGCCTGCTTCTCCATCAGGAGGTATTGATCCTTGCGCTTCTTCTCCTGCTCCTGTTGCTGGACGAACGCCAGCATCTTCATCTGAATCTTGTCCGCCTTCGCCTTGGCCTCGGAGTCCTTGCGGTTCATCCGACCGGCCTTTCGCTCCGGCTTCTTGAATTCGTATGGCTTCTCAGAGTATTTCCTGGCCTTGGTGCCCTTCTTGGCGAATGCGTGAAGGATCGGCGCGATGTCCGCGATGGCCTCATAGACGTACATGCCCTGGAGCCATGCGTTGCGGTTCGCTTCCTCCTGACGGATCTCGTATGCTCTTCGGTAATATTTGACGAGGGAACTGTCCTGCTCCCAGTACTGCTCCCACGTCATGCCAATCGCGAGGTAGTACGGGCACGCTTCCTCAAAGATGTCCGCATAGGTTTTCTGCGGTTGAGGAAGCGGCTCGCTTACCAGACGATCTCGAACGTAGGGTTTTCGTCGGCCTCTTCGTCGTCGCTGCCGTCGCCCATCAGGTCGATGGCGGGAGCGGAGAACATGTTGGCCAGATAGCCCAGCAGCTCGCCACGCTTGTTCTGGTGGGTCCAGACCGCCTCGATCTCTTCCCACTTCATCCAACTGTGGTGCATCTTGAACGCGCCGGTGATCAGGTCGCGGGCGCACATGTACAGCCGGTCCAGGTCCAGGGTGAACCCGTTGCGCTGCATCTGGAGCACGACCTTGCGGTTGAACTGGAGCGTGTACTGCCGCCCATCAGGACCGGTCAGCACCAGCTGCTTCGGGGTCTTCTTCTTTTCTTCCGACACAGGGGCCAGGGGAGTCACGTTGTTCTTCTCAGTCTTTTCAGTAGCCACAGTGTTAATCTCCTTTCAATCGGGCCGTGCCCGTGACTTGCCGCCGCAGAAGCGGCAGGGAGGCTACCGTCAGGTAGCGCTCCACTGCACGTCGGTGGTGGGGGTGATTGTGATGGTCATATCCTGGACCTCGTCCACGCCCTTGCCGGGGAAACCGACACGGACGTCGCCGTTCCAGGAAAACTTGCCGTTGTGGCCGTCGGGCTCACCGGCGGTGCTGCCGCCAAGCCACAGGGCGTACTCGTAGATGTTGTTCTCCAGCGCCTTGACCTTGGTGAAGTTCGCAGGCGTGTAGTTCGCCGTGAACTGGAAGCCGTCGCCCAGCCGGATGATGCCGGGGATCTGCTTCTCCATGCCATCCGAAAGCGTGGTGGCATCCAGCATGTTCGGGTCCCCGATCATGTCCGGATAGTCTTTAATGTCGATCAGCTTGTCATAGCTGCCGCTGGAAGACGTCCGGTACATCAGGTAAGTCTGATAGGTGCTGTAAGCAAGAGCCTCAGACATGGTATCTTCCTCCTTTGAATAGTGGTGTGTTTTCAGTTGCTACAGAACCGGCTTGTACAGATTGCCGTCTTGGTCCACACCGCACTGGAACCGGGCGACATATCTGAACACGCTCTGGTCTGCCAGGTTTGGGATTGGCTGCCCCATGTTCTTGGTGAATCCCATCATGCCGACCATCGCTTCATCCAGGGCAGCGGCGATTTCCTTGATCTTTGCTCTTGACGAGGCAAACGCCTGGGCCTCAAACGTGACGATGGCGGAGTACTCGTTGTGACCGGAGTCACGGGTTCTCTTGTCCGGCATGTTGTCAATTTCAACCAGAGAGACATGCGGCAGTTTCGCCGGGGACGGAACAAACTCGCTTGTGAAGCCGCCGCTCGGCACAAGGTTTTCGATGTACGGATAGACCGCATTGAAGACGTCAACCTCGATATCGATCATTCTCCGAACACCTCCCTTGCCAGATCACCGATGATGGCAACCGCTTCCTTGTAACCGTTGTACATGGGCATTGCCGCCGGTGTGCCGCGTGTCACGACGAGATGTTCCTTGTCCTTTGGGCCGTTATAGAAGCCCCACGCGGGTTGGCGTCCATGCAGTTTGTCGTACATGCCGATCAGGAAAGTCGGATTGCTTGCCGTCCACGGGTGCGGCGATTTCCCAACTGCGCCGTTGCTGTAAATGCCAGCGCCAAACTCGATGAACACGGCCTGTTCGCCGCTTGCGATGATGACCGTCATATTGCCGTTATCGGCGACCGTCACGGTCACGTCGTTCGGCGGAGGATCGCCGGATACAATGATCTGCTGTGCGTTTGTGAAGCCAGCCTCAATGGTCCATCGGATCCGTTCAGCAAGCCGATTCCGAAGTACGGCCAGTTTATCCTCAAGTTCCTTCTTGTACGCCTCGATCTGTTCGATGGCGTCATCAATGGACTCTACCGACAGTTCACATGTGATGACCTTCTTGCCCACACCATCACGTCCAATCCGGCTCTGCCGTGAGTTTCTTGATGGCGATGGACAGGAAGTTGATGCTCGGTCTGACGGCCTTGACTTCGTAGGTCGCGCCCTGCCAGTCGATGCGGTCCTCTTCCTTGATGCCGTAGGACGGGTCGTCCATCAGCAGGATGTGGGTGTAGTCTGTGTCGATGCCGAACCACGTCGCCGTGATGTACCCCGTTGGAATCGCGATGTATCCCACGCACGGGATCGGCCCGCCATAGTGCGTTTCATAGCGCCCGGTGTGCCGCCCGTCTTGCAGGACTTCGTGTTTCCCCAGATAGGGCATGTGCCCAAAGGTTGTCTGGTTCCGCTTCAGCAGCTTCATTTGACCACCCCACAAAACGGCGTGATGTGACGGATCATGGCTTCAGGCACATCGGAGGAACCGTAATTTCGGTGGGTTCCGTTTTCGATGTGCTGAATCTCGCCTTCCGCACCGCGCTTGTTCAGCAGATACTCGGCGATCTCGATCTGCTTCATCTCGTACATCGAGGGGACATCCATGTCTGCCCTGTTCCGTTCCGTCGGGTAGACGATGTTCAGGATCAGTTCCCTCGCCCGGTCAAGGTAGATGGACAGCGTTTCCTCGCTCGTACCATCATCAACAAGCGTTTTCAGCATGCGGATTTTCGTTGCAAGATCCACGCTGTCCACCTCCTCGCTTACTCGGATGCCTTGCGACTGCGCTTGCGGACCGTGGGCGTCTCTTCATCATGGACGGGCGCTTCGGCCACCACAGGGGCGGGCGTTTCGTCGATGATGTCCACCGTGCCGGTCAGGGTCTCCACGCTCTCCACCTCGAAGGTTTCTCCAGCAGGATGCCAACCGGTCTCAGTTTTGACCCAGTGAAGTGCCTTGACCTTCATGTTCTGCACCTCGATTACGCGATGACCTTCAGCAGGGCCACTTCGTCAGCCCGCTCGTAGCTGGGCAGGACGATCTCGGACGCGAAGGTGTTCAGGTTGACGGGATGCGGATCGACGATCTGGGTGACGGCCACGCCGGTGTTCACGATGGCGACCTCGCCGGCGTTGGTGCCCATCAGGTCGGCCTCCTCCGGGGTCGTGCCGTACCAGGTGGTGCCCAGCGCACCGGCAGGCAGCAGGGCCACATAGCCGTCCGGGACGAACTTCGCGGCGACCTTGCTCTCGTTGCGGTACTGCTTGTCATAGACAATCACGCCGTCCAGATCAGAGGTATCCTTCAGGATGTTGATGATCTCGGAGTCGGTCAGATAGCCCAGGCTCAGGCCGTTCACGGACAGGTAGCGGCTCTTGATGGCGGCATTGTTCCGCAGATAGCCGAAGGTGGTGCGGTTCATGACGATAATCCGCAGATCGGAACCGGTCCGGGCGGAGATGGCGTCCTTCGCGGTGCGGATGTCGTTGAAGGGGTCAGCCGTCGCGGCGACGGTCCAATCGGTCGTGAAGTAGTTGTTCGTCTTCCAGGCACCAGTCGGGTCGTAGTTGTAGGTGTAGTCAACACCATTGGCCTTGATGCTGATGCCCATGTTGCCGTTCAGCGGGAACAGCAGCTGCATCCGCTCACGCTCCGGCACGACGTTCGCGCCCTCGATCAGGTCGGCGGCATCGTCGAAGATACGGGCGATGGCGGCGGCCACGAAGGGATCGTTGGCAGACTGCGCACGCAGGATGTCCTGACGGTCGCGCTCCTTGATCTTGTAGCCCTCGCGGAACAGCGGCATCTCGGTCTCCAACTTCTCAACGCCCACCCGGTCACGGAAGGTGGCCTTGGCGTCGAAAGCGGAGGGCATCAGGGAAACAGGCACGCCCTTGGAACCCTTGATCCACTTCAGGTCAAGGCCAGCCTGCTTGTTGGCGGGGAACAGGCCCTCGCCCAGGTAGGGAATCCGGTTGCTGGCAGCCTCAGTCCACCGCGCAGCGATGGCCACAGGGCTGAAAAGTTCAGTCAGATTCATGTGATGGTTCTCCTTTCTTGATGTTATTCGTCGGCGGTAGGCCACTGAATGTATCTGAACATATGACCACAGCCGACCCGGACATCCGCATGGATTTGGATCCCGGAATTCCGACACAACGCACAGAAGTACAGGTCCTCTGACAGCATTCCCCTGTTCGCATCTCCGTAATTCACCCAGTCATACCAAGGGTATGAAAGCCTGCGAAATACATCGGTTTTGATCAGGGAACACCCCATCCCGCCTCCGTGTACGATGATTTTCGACATTCCGGAACGAGCCATGTCGGCCATTTCGGTCACTGTATACTCAGATTCCAGTGGATAGTGGTAATACTCCTTGCCATGCTCATCCTTGAGTTTGCAAATGCAGGTTCGTCCGTTGTAGCGATTATCGTTGTTCCGATGTGCGTAATATCCGAGGCAGACGTCTTCTCCGTTTTCCAGCAGAAGCATCAGCGCGTCTTTCGGGAGCACCACATCGTTATCCACGGACAGCACATAATCCGTATTGAGATCGATGGCTTTCTGGGCAATCCTGTTTCTTGCAGTCGCTACATCGTAGCCACGAACGCTGTCAAACAGGACTTCGTGTCCGCCCTTATCCAGATCCCAGATGGACTTGTATGTGTCCGCGTAAATCGTTTCAAACGTCGGCACAGCAACGAGTATTTTCATTCAGACTCCTCCGATTAGCCGCCTGTAGCACCGGTGGCACCGGTCGCGCCATTCACACCAATGTTGGTGCGGAACACGATACCAGGCAGAGCAGAGTACAGCGCAGACGCATAGGTCACGCCGGAATGGGACTGAGCCTTGGTCGCGTCGATGATGCCCTGCACAACGGCAGCAGCGTTGGGGTTCTTGGCGGTGTCCACATCGTAGAGCAGAACGCCAACAGCGTTCGCACCGGTGGTGGACGCGCCAGCCGCCGTCAGGGGAGTACCGGCCTTGACCACGGTGCCGCTCTGAGGGGCAGCAACCTTGATCGGGATCGCCTGGAAGTCCTTGGACGCAAGGATCTCCACGCCGCCAGCGATGGTAGTGTCGTTGAAAATCATGTGGGTCTCTCCTTTCATCGGATTGTGTTTGTATTGGCCTGTCAGCGCATGTACGCCGCCAGAGCATCCTGTGCCGTCTTGGCGGCCTCAGACTTGGCCTTTCCAAGTTCCCTGGCCCTCTTCACGGCTTCACTTTCCCCGCCGTTGGCCGCGCCAGCGCCGGGAGGAGGCACTCTGCCGAATTCCAGACGAAGTTTCTTCTCCTGTGCCGCGAGGATCTTCTTGAACTCGGAGATGACGGCATTGGGGTCTTCGGCACCGTTGATGAACTCCGCAATCTTGTTCGAGGAGTCCTCACCGCACCCAAGTTCCACCGCCACGTTCTTGGTGATCTCCATCACCTGGAACTTCTTCCGCAGTTCGTTCAGTTCGTTGTTCCTGGCTTCTTCCGCCGCTTTCGCCTCTTCGGCGGCGACCTCTTCAGCCGTCTGCTTGGCCCGCAGCTGCTTCTTGTAGGAATTTGTCTCGCTCAGAGCCTTGTCCATCGCAGCCTTCTGCCTTGCCATTTCCGCCCGAAGCCGCGTGACTTCAGCGGTCAGGTCGTTCGTTTCCTGCTCGCTGCCCTCGTCCGCACCCTGTGGATCAGCACCGGCACCAGCGTCAGGAGCGGGGGCCGCACCGCCTTCGGGAGCGCCGTCAGGGGCGAGGAAGATTCGCGAGTCATAGATGTTTCGCCACGTCCAGAACATGTAAGTCCCTCCTTGCGCTTTTTAAGGTGATCTCCCACCTGTCGTTTTGCGTTTGGTAAAGCGGTTCTCTCCGCTCTGTGCGGATTGTTTAGAGACGCTTCTCTGCGTCTTATTTCAAGCGGTCTCCCGCCGGAAATCATGGAATGTAAGGTTTGACGCGACATCTGCATAACCAATGTGGCTTTGTGGGGATTTTGTCGATGTCGTACACGTTCCCGTCCATGTCCTCGCATACGTCGCACACTCTCGCGTCATGCTCGGACACCCATTGGACTTTTGGCACCCCGGCGTCCTCAAACGCCTTGATGGTCGCCGCGTCCGTCACGCTGATGGCAGCTTGTCCGATCTGCCTTGTCCAGTCTCTGAGCGCCTTGTCAACTTCCTTGGCCATCGCCGTGGTCGCCGCGAGCGCTTCCGTCAGCCGCGCCTTTTTGCGCTCCGCTTCCGGCAGGAACTTGTACAGCATCACCGGGTCTGCCGTCATCAGGAACTCGATAAGCCAGTCGTGGTCGATGGGGTTGCGTTTCCGCTTCCCGGTCTCCCCCATCGCCGCCAGATACGCGATCCTCGCGCATTCCAGCAGCCGTCTTTCCACCATCCGGATGGATGCGTCGTAGGTGTCGCCGACCGCCCGGATAATGTGCAGCTCGTCCGCCTTCATCAGCTTGATTTTCAACTGCCCGAACAGTTTCAGGTTCTCCCGGTTGATGGCTTTGATGGCCTTATCAGCCGCGTCGTAGTTCATCAATCCAGATCACCCACGCCCTCGCCGGTTTCAAGACCGCTTCCGCGCCTCCGTGCTTTGTTGCGGCACGCGGGCCTGTCGTAAACCTGATTGTTCGTGCGCTTCTTGAAGGACCGTCCACACACCGGGCATACGCCGGTCGCCGCCTTCGGATGTCCGGTACCCTCAACCGTAGTAGAGCCGACGTTGTCCGCGCCAACGCCATCCTCGGTGTCAAGGTCGGTGTCCGTGTCCGTGTCGGTATGAACATTGGCGGCCTTGTCAAGCTGCTGCGCCTGCTCTTCCTGATACTTGTCGTAGACCAGCGCGTCGCTCTCCGGATCCTTGGACAGGTTGCTGAAGGTGAACGCCTGAATGCTCGGCATCCCGGCCCCGCGCAGCGTCGTGAACGCCTGCGTCTTTACCAGCGTGTCCTCATAACTCTGCCGCCAGAACTTCGGCTCGACTTCGGCCACCTTCAGACCGTTCAATTCGTTGGCGTCCTGGCAGATCCGCATGACGATCTTCAGCGTCTCGGTCTCCGATGCGATCCACATGGACTGCGTTTCCAGCGACCGCGCCTCCGCGTGCCACCAGCCGTTCTTCATGATGACCGCGCCGTTGTTGCTGGAGTCGCTGGTGCCGCCATTGCTCTGAGACGGAATGCCGACAATCTCCAGCACCGTCTCGTACATGTCGTCCACCAGCGTCTGCGTCTGGCTTTGGTTTAGCTCTTCGTTCAGGTAGTAGACCTTGCTCGTCCGACCGTCCATCGCGGGCGGCAGCTTCAGCGCACCCAGGTCCTTCAGTTCAAGGAACTGCTCCCTGGTGATGTCCACGCCCTCGAAGACCATGATGGCCTGGATGAACTGCTCAATGCCGTCCAGACGGTTGCTCTGCGTCAGGTTGATGGCATCCAGCAGCGGGAGCACCACCTCGAACGCGCCCATCCGGACCGGATTGCACGGGTACTCGACCAGCGAGACCATGCCGAAGTTGTGGTGGACTTCGTTGACGATCTCAAGGCCCTCCGAACCGACGCCTCTGATGGTGTACGTCACGTTCGGCGTGTACACCGTGTACTCAACCCCGGTCCCGCCTTCGTCCGTGTAGACATAGGTCACGCCCATCACGGGACGCTTGCTGACATCGTTCAGCCGCACCACGAACGTGTTCTTCGGATCCGGAATGGAGATTTCAAATGGCGCTTCGTCGTAAAGTTCACGGTTTGGGTTCGGGTCATGCACGACCAACCGATAGCCGACACCGCAGGTGAACATCTGGTAGGCCAGCAGCAAGTCCTTCGACTGCTTCTCCTCGGTCAGCATCATGTCGTTCAGCTTGCTGACCTTTTTCGGAGCCGACTTATTGCTGCCACGGCTGACGTACTGGATCGGCTTCCCGGCAAACTCGCTGGCCTTGAATGTCACGATCTCGTTGGCGAGATTGACGACCACCTTGTTGTTAATCTCCGCGTTGACCGTCTTGACCCTGTTCAGGATCGGCTGCCATCCGCGCAGATACCGCTCCAGGTAGATGATCTCCGCCCTGTTCTTCAGGTGCGTCCCCATCGCCCTCGCCAGAACCTTCAGCACGTTGTCGCGCGTGATCTCGCGCTCGCCCGTCAGGATGACCCGCCTGCCGTGCAGTTCCGGCGAAACACCGTCGCCGTGCACACGGCCTTCAACCGTTGTGATGTCCGGTACCAACGTGCCACCCCCTTCCCCGAATCGTGCCCGCAGTCCCGGATATAGAAAATGCGCCTATGCTACAGTCCGTCATGGACCGCGCATAAGCGCATCAATATCAATACATAGGGCTACTTGCCCGCGTACAGTTTACACTATATGTTGTATCCTGTCAAGGTTTTCCACAGATATTTTGTTGTGAATATTTTATCCACAGGTTTATCCACAGCTTTATGCACAGGTTTATCCACAGCTTATCAACAAGTCACCACGGTCTTCTGATCACTTCGACCGTTCGATTGACCGTATTTCTGATCTCATGCGACAAGAGGCTCATCCCGTCCGGGGCATCGTCGTGCGGCACCTTTCCGTTCCGTGTGTACGTTGTGAACTCGCGCATCATCATGCCGTATTCGCTCCCAGGCTGATAAAGCGACTTATCTTTGAAGTAAAAGTGCTTGATGATATAGTCAGACTCAACTTCTATTCTTGTTGTCTTTTTCGATACTGAACGGCGGAGGCGAATGCTAACTTTCCCGCCCAAGCTTGCTACGAGGCGCTCAACATCCCGCGCGTAATACTCGCCGGTGCTGTTGGACTCAAACGTCGCTACCGCCACCTTGTGCTTCACAAGGATGTTTGCGCATTCCGGCTTTGTGTGCTCCGGCGTTGCATTACTGAACACACAATCCTCAATGTACACGTCATCACCGTAGACATACCCCACAGGGAGCATCACACTGTCGGATCCCTTCTCTGCCGTATCGCACGCCGCCACAACGGCATCAGGCTCTTTTTCAGGAAGTTTGAAATACCTGTTCAGTTCGTCCTCCGGGAACAGTCTGCCCTTCGCCTCAAACGGCTGCTGCTGAAACTGAGACATCCACTGCATTTCAGTAACCAATTCGCGTTCATGGCGGTAGTATTCCGTTGTGAACATCGGCTTCCCGTGCAGAACAATCTGAAAGTTGCTTTCGTCCGTGACAGGGTCCAACGCCGGGATCTCAAGGATTTTCGTCCGCCAGCCCATTGACGGCGCGACCTCTTGCAGTTTCCCGATGGGATCGTACAGCGAGTACCTTGTCCCCTGTGCCACAATCGGGCAGCCCTCCAAGCGCCTGCCAAGTACGTCACCGCGCACTTTATCCCACAGGAACTCAAGCCTGTCGCGGTTTACGCTCTCTTCTTCGTCGCGCACGAGATCGTCCAGATATATCAATCCGTCCGGCGTTGCCTCCGTTGAACCTGTGATTTGGCCGTCAATCGACCTGCACGTCACTGTCGCAAAGCGCTTTTTCTCTTTCAGGTTGAACGTCTTTTCGTCCGCGTTCGTTGACGCGAGTTGTGCCTCTGGGAACACATCGTAAAACAGATATTTACCCTTTGATGTCAATACGTCCAGCATGCCATTGTAGAAGCTCTTTACAAGCGAATCACCGGCACCAGAGCATACGGACGAACCGTTCGGCGCGTTGCCTGCTCTGAATAATACAAACCACGTTCCGATGGTTGACTTCCCGGTACGCTTCGGCTGGCTTACTGTAAGCAAATCAATCTTTCCGTCATGTACTTCTTGAAATGCTGACACAATCTTTCTGAGAACCTTCCTTCGTGGCAAATAAAATTGATCGTCCGGTGCCCGTGCGCTCTCCAAGTACAGAAGAAACGCATCAAAGTCCACCTTCGCGTCCATCAGCAGGCTCTTCCGCCACGCGCCGTTCAGCCTCTCCAACGCGCTGAATGCCCCTCCTGCCGCCACGCGCCGGACCGCCCGGTTGATCTCGTCCCGGAACGCCTTGTTGTGCTGGTGCCACCCGTCCTCGCCAGCTTGCATGTGTCCGTACATCATTGTCAGCACGTCCTCGTATATCTGCGGATCGTCCGGTCTCCGCTCCAGCCATTGCAATGCCGTCCGGATCTCCCGGTCGTCCGTCTCAATCATAAACATCCTGCTTCCCTCCAGTCCTCTTTTGCCATCCAAGGTGCGCTGTCTGTCCGGTTCCGTGCCAGATCAACAGCTCCGCCAATTGGGCCGGCCTTTTTTGCTTTTCGCGCCGCCGCGCCGATTCGACCGCCCGGAACATAAAAACCGCCCTGCCAAGCCGACACCACTTCCCAATGGTGCCAACCCGCACAGAGCGGTATCAAATCATCCAAAGTACTTTGCAGGCTTATCTTCGCCGTTTATACCTGTCGTCGCACGTTCTCCTGTCGCGCACGCCGCTTCCGCGATTCAGCCAATAGTCTCTTGCGTTTCTTCTCGCGGCCTCATCCTTTTCGTTTTCAATAAACCCTCCGACGATGAACGCGATTACGCCAACAATGATAACGATTGAGACAAACCTGTCACTTGCGTGAATCACGCCCGTAGCGCACAAAAGCACAATAATTATGGCCGTTGAAGCAATGAACATTTTGCCGCCTTCTCATGCTGTTTTCACTCGATTGTACCAGGTTGATCTGCTGATGTTGAGCGCTTCACAGCACTCCTCCACCGTCATCTCGCGCCTTTTTTGTTTTTCGCGGAATTTTTGGAAGGCGTCATCGTCCATTTCGATTTCCTTCCGGCCTTCCCTCCATCCGGGCTTCGACGCCTTCGCCATCTCCTTCCCGGCCATCGTCCGTTCCACAATCATGTCTCGCTCAAACTCCGCAAACCCCAACAGCATCGTGACCATCAGCCGCCCGGTCGGCGTGTTGTCAATCAGGCCCATGTTCAGGATGTGTATCGACACGCCCCGCCCAAGCAGTTCCCTGATCGTCTCGATGCCGCCCGCCGTCGTCCTCGCAAACCGGTCCAGTTTCGTTACAACCAGCCTGTCTCCATTCGCCAGTTTTGCCATCAAAACCGTGAACTCCGGCCTGTCCATCTTCGTCCCAGTGTACGCATCATGGTATATCTCTTCGCACCCGGCTGACCGTAGTTTCTGTGTCTGATCCTCCAGACTGTTCCCGTCCCGCGACTGCCCTGCTGTGCTTACACGAGCATAGCCGTAAATCATTCGGAATCACCGCCATCGCTTACTTTCGGTTTTGTGATCTTCCATGTGTTCTCCCGATTGTTGCTGTTTCTGTCCTTTGCAATCAGGTCAAACCCAAGCGCGTCAAGCAGCAACACCAAGTTGTCCACGCGCATGCTCCTCCCTCTTAGCATTTCGCTCACGTTGCTCTGTCTCTTTAACCCGGCCATCTCCGCAAGCATCGTTTGGTTTACTCCGCGTGCCGCCATCGCCGCCCGAATCGTATCCTTCTCGTTCATCCCTATCTGTACCTCCATTCCTTTTGTTCGGTTATAGTCTAACATGTTATTTTGTTTTTGTCAAGCCTTTTTTGTTGTTTTCGGGAGTCGCGGGACTCATGGGGGGTGGTGGCCTGGTGCCTGGTATTCCCCGCCGGATGGTATCGCTTCCAGCATGATCGACGCGCAGATGACCGCCTCCACCTTCCAGCATGATCGACGCGCAGATGACCGCATTTCCCGCGCGGCCGCGCAAAAAATGCTTGCAATGTGCAAAAACTCAAAAGAAAACAGACACAAAAACAAAAACAAAAAAAATCTGTTATTTTTATCATTTTCCTATTGACAAAAACAGATTTGTCTGTTATTATAGCATTGCAAACAGGAAAGCCTGTTATAGCAACACAAAACAGACGGCCACAAGGCAAGAAAGGAAGAAAACCATGATTAAAACTACGTTCTACATCGGATTAAATGACAAGGACACAAAAGCCCAAAAAATAACAGACGATAAAGCCGTTGATATCGTAGAAGAGACATTTGACAAGTACAGCGAATTTGGCGCCACAATTTACCATTGCAACGGGATTTATAAGCACGTCAGCGGGGGAAAAGTCAGGGAAAAGACAATTGCCGCGTTTGTACTGGACATTGACGAAAGCGCAAAAAAGCAAATCATTGAGACGCTAAAGAAAGAGCTGAATCAAGAAAGTATCTTAGTGACAGACGAAGACATAAAAGTCACGTTTGCATAAAGATAGCATGCCGCGCCGGCCCGGTGGAAAATAGGCCGGTAACAAAAAGAAAATGGAGGCGCAAACAATGACAATCGTGGCAAAAACCCGGCCAGGTTCGGAATTCCTCTACAGCAGCAAGAGCGCGCACCGCGTCAGCAAGGCAAGCGCTGAATACATCCGCGACGTCCTGAACCAACACAGATACCTTCTAAAGCCAGGCGAAACGTGGCATATTTACGAAATTGACGGCTATGACGCCGCAAGCGATTATGCGCAAGAGCAGCATTGCAGGGTTTACAAGGGACGTGTAAAGGCATATAGCCCATACGCATAAAACAAGCCAAACAAGAGCAAGTTTGGCCGCCTTGCCAGGCGGGGCGGCCGGATCCCATCTGAATAGCAAAAGAAAAGAGGAATATAACCATGATCAAAAGCAACAGCAAGCAGGCAAAGCAAGCAATCAGAAATTACATTGTTGAGCATTTCGACGCTACAGGCTACAGCCCCAAATTTGACTATATCGAAGCAGAACAAAGGAAAGCAAGCGCTGGTCTTCTAAATGCAGATATCTTTTCCATGGTTGCGCATGCTATCGCGGAGACGTTCTATTCTGAAAAATGCCGCTATGATAACAGATACAAGGCCGGAAAGATTTCACGATTTGACATGTTTGCAGATTGGTGCAGCGGCCTGCCGTCAATCCTGGACACCTGTTATTATTACAATCGTTCCGCCGTTGACGACCTCGCCGGGATCCTTCAGGAAACAGAAGCAGAAAAAGCGAAAATCAGCGAATCAGAAGCAGAAAAGCGTCTAACATGGCTGATTTACAGAGAAATCTATAGCGTTAAGGGAGTCAGCTAATGAACATGATTAAAGACATTATCCGCCAAGGTGTTCTGAATAGCAATTGAAAGAGAGGTAAACACAATGCAGCAAATTCACAAAATCGGATCCGTTGAGCTCCTGGAAGAAGACGCAGCGCGTCTCTACGCTGAAAAAAAGTATATTGTCACCTATAGCAAAATCTTTCAAATCATGCCGCCGTCGAAAGGATATCCATTGTATCACGGGCACCCGATTTACACCCAGAGGGGCGGCGGGCTGACAAGGCGCGGAAGGTTCCACGCTCTGACCGGAAAAGAAGTAAATTCCTTGATCGGTTACAATCTTCTGAATGATTAAAGCCGAAACGGCCCGCCGGGGCCGTCGGTGGAGGGGTGACCGCCTCCGCCCTGAAGATGGCAGGTCCAGGAAGAGGAGGTAAATCCATGTCTAAGATGTTCACGATCCAGGTTGGAAACAACGACAGCCTAACATTCTTCTGCTCATCGCGCGACACTCGGAACGGATTCGCGCATGATTGCACAGTATTTCTGAACGGAGTGGAAATAACAAACGGACATGCATATTACTTAAATCGCACTTGGGAGAGATGGACATATGAAACAGTATGCATTGAAGCCTTGAATAACGGAATCAAGCAGGAAGAAAAAGCCATTGCAGCAGACTATAAAATCAGAAACAATATAAACAGAATCACGGCAAAACACAAGCAAACGATAGATGAGATTAAAACGGCAACAGATGGATCACCATGTACAAGCGCGCCCTTGACAAAATAGAAAGTAAATCATTCTGATTGCATAGCTGACCTATCCGGCTATACGGGGAGAAAGTGAGCGCAACAATGAAAACCTGGTTAATCGTCTGTTCTGCTGACGCCAATGAAATCACATACGAAACCACCGTGCAGAGCGAAACAGAACCTGGATTCTGGGAGGCATATACCATTGCCGAGGCCCACGGCTGCCCCTGGTTCACCGTTGAAGAGATCAAGGAGGCCTGAACAATGCCACGTTATACTGACAAAAAAGCCGCCTCTGTTTGCAGGAAAATCTTTGCCAATTCCGCGACCGTTACCCGCTACGACGCGGAAGGCCACCGGATCCACAAGCCCATCAATGGATGGTATACGGAAGAGCATTATATCATGACAGACGGATACAGGGCCATCGGATTAAAAAGCGTTCCTTCCGACGGCGTGCCCTGCATGCTTTCCGCAAAGCTGCTAACCGATGCCGAAAAAGCAAGGCTAAACCAAATGCGGGCAGGCGTCGAAAAACTTCTGAATGCAATTTTCACCGAAATTCCTTCTGAATGTTTCGGCCCCCTAACAGAGGACGTTGTAAACGACCACACAACCCGCACAAAAACACAAACCTATTTCCGACTAACCAACCAAACCTTCAGCCCTGCATATAATCCGCGATATGTGAAAGATTTCATCACGCTGTACCCTGATGCAGGCTATTTCATCGACACGAGCAAGGGCGCGTTGTCTCCGCTCTGGGCCGTTTCTGCGCACGGCGTCGGCGTTCTGCTGCCGGTCCGAGTGATGGACTAATGGAAAGAGCAAGCACGAAGGGAAGGAATCAATCATGCAATATCGCACACCCGCCGGTCAGTACAGCCCATTATATTACAACATGGCACAACAGCCGCACCTTCTGATTGCAGGCGCGACCGGCAGCGGAAAGTCCGTTGTGATCAACGGGATCCTCCACGCGCTGCTGATGAACCATAGCCCTGCAACGTGCCGTTTGATTCTGATTGACCCGAAACGTGTCGAGCTGGTGCAGTACAAGCAGCTTCCGCACGTCCTGGCTTATGCGAGCGAACCAGGCGAACCAGCGCGGGCCTTGCGCTATGCCGTCCAGATAATGGAAAGCCGATTTTCTGAAATGCAGAAGGCAGGCGCACGGTCCTACAACGGCAGCCACGTCTATATTCTGATTGACGAACTGGCGGACCTGATGCTCACCGATAAAAAAACGGTGCAACCCCTGATTCAGCGGATATGTCAACTGGGCCGTGCTGCACGAGTCCACCTGATCGCAGCGACGCAATGCCCGCTTGCCAAAGTTATCCCTACGGAAATCAAATGCAACATGGACGCAAGAGTGGGCCTGCGCACCCGGTCCGCGCAAGACAGCCGGAACATCCTCGGTGTGTCCTGCTGCGAGAACCTGCCGCGATACGGCCAGGGCTACTACATGACGCCGGAAGGCATGGATCGTTACCAACTTCCGATGATACCCGACACGATGCTCAACACTCTGATTGACTACTGGACAAGCAAGGCCTGCGTTGCCTGAAGAAAGGAAAATCGCAATGACTATGAAGCACCTGGACCCCAAAGCCGCACGCCATCGCGCGGGCTTTTTTCGTGCGCACAATCCGCCCGTTCTGACGCACAACGCCCGCATTCTGTCAATAACGCCCTTCTGACGCGCTCACTATCCAGATGGACGCGAACCAATCCGACCACCGCAAAGCCGTCACAGGCCCCTTCTGACCGCCTTAAAATCAATTCTGATTGCGCTGTTCTGTTTCGCTGCTATCAACCGCGTTATTATCCGCGCTGTCAGACCTGTTATCAACCCCGTTATAAACGACACGCTCACAGAGCCGCAAAAACGCCATTCTGAGCGCCTCTCGTTTCTGACGGGTATTTCCTCCACCAAACACCGCGAAGCGATCCTGACGCATTTTGGACGGCATAGCGGCGATTCTGGAGTGCATTGCTCGCTTCTGACGCGCTTTGCCATCCAGGGGCGCGATTGCCGCCTGTCCCGTTCCCGCCGCACCGTCACGCCGCTGCCCGGAGAAAGGCAAGCCGCAGTCACTACCACCCGGACGGTCAGAGCTGCGGTACAGACTGCACGCCCAGAAGCCCGTCAACAGGCAAAAGCAACCTGACACGTTATAGACATATATATTTATTTATAACGTACATTATGTTATGTTATAGGGTACGTTATAAACTATATATTACGTCTCGTCGGGTACAGGTTGCTTTCTTATGGTTACCGGGCTTGCTGGTTACTCGTTGCCATCGTCAGCGATCTCAGGCAGAGCGTTGGCGTATCTGTTGCGTGCATCATCCTGGCTCATGTTGTCGAGCGGATTGTTGGGGGTGACGACGATGTTCTGCGTGTCAGTAAGTTCGTAAAAGTTCTTCGCCCTGAAGATATATGTGACCTGTGGGATCTTGTTTCTGCTTACCAATTCGGCATCTAAAGCACCCATTATATCGTAGGCTTTTTTTATCATGTCCATGCGTTCACGATTACACCCAATGCCATTTTTCCAATTCCAGCAGGTAGATCTGGCGATACCCAAAGCGAGGCACATTTTTTCGACGGTAGGGATTTCGCCGGTTTGAGCGACATGGTGGAAGTATTCGTTGAGTCGGTCGGCGCACTCTTCGTTAGAGCGGACGGGTTTTTTATCATACCAGTAGAGGACGTTGCCGATCATCTCGGAGATTTCGGAAGATGTGGCGGTAGTAGTGGCTTCGATGCTGGCGGACTTAGAACCACGTTTACGGACGGCGTTAGCGATCTGTTCGGTTGGCAGTGTCTGGTCCGCTTTGGCATCGTTATTGACTGGCATGCTGAATCACTCCTCTGTATGGTTTGGTGTTGGTTCTAAATGTTGGTTGTTCTGTTCTGAATGCGTGTTATTCTGTTCTGAATGGTCTGCGTTCTTCCCGGTCAACTCAGTCTTCCCGGTCATTTCGATCAGCCCGCTACTGGCGACGACGGTCCTCTTGCCTGAACCAGGAGCATGGCGGAATGATTTACGCTGTTCTGGCGGCAGGCGGTCAAGCAGACCACGCTCGACAGCGGTGATGGTACGGATGGAGCGGAGGGCGTTGTTGGCCTGTTCGGTGGAGACGTTGTGCTCTTCGCAGTAGACGGTCAGGTTATCCTGGGCGGTGCCGGTGAAATAGGGGGCGTAGTATGCTGATAGGATTTCCTGGCGGAACGGGCTGCTCTTGTGGTAGATGCTGTCGCAGACCGTCCAGTTTTCGCGGGAAGCGTTGCCGAGTGTGTCGAGTGTGGCGGTCTGGTTGCGGATGTAGAAGCGCCACATATGGTCAACATAGCCGTCAAAATAGTTCGTGTTGGTCACGTCCTTTCTGCGTGGTTTGGTTGGTTGGTCTGGTTGGTGTCGTTCTGATTGACATTCTCACTGTCCTGATGGCATGAACTATCGTGATGGGCACCGCTGTTCTGAATGTCATTACCGTTCTGAATGTCACCGTTCTGATGGTCGTCCATATCCGGTACAGCACGCTGCTGGGCGATCCAGGTGCCCTCATCGAAGATGGCGGTGCCGATGTGCCCGACAGAGATGGACGAGTCGCACCAGATTCGCTGTCCCATTTCCCGGACGCGCCAGCAGAAAGACAGATCCTCGCCGATGTTGAGGTATGGCGTGAAGGGCGGACCGTAGCGATCCCAGACAGCGCGGACGAGGGCCACGTCCGTAATGACGGCACCGAAACCGCAGGCGTCGATCTCGAAGGTCTGGTTTCGCGGGTAGTCTGTGTAGGGCACCGGGCGGATGTGTTCGCCGAGTACCGGGTCGGTTCGGCGCTCCTGACGGCAGTAGATCACCGGTCCGGTCGGCAGGATGCGCTTGAAGTAGAGCCCGCACACCATGAACTTGCCGTTGTCGATGTGCCTGCTCAGCCGCTCCAGCAGGTCAGGCTGGAACGTCATGTCGCTGTCGATCCAGAGGATGCGGTCGAAGCCGTGCTGGATGGCGATGCTGGCGAACTCGTTGCGGGCGTCATGGATCAGGGTGCCCTGGATGATGGACGTGTAGGTGTCCGGCAGACGGCGCATGCCCTCCAGCGAGCGCAGAAACGCGGTCGGAACGGTCTGCATGCAGGGGACTGCGATCAGTGTTTTGATGGTATCGCCTCCGTTTCTGGTGGTTTTGATGGCGTTTTGTGGTGTTCTGGTGTACGCCGCTACTTATAACGTACACCGAATGTACACCGTTGAAACCCGCACCACGACTGAGTTTAGATGGCCTGGTGTACGAAATGTACGTTCTGCGAGTAAATTCGTCTTACGCGCGCGAGCGCGCTTGTCTTATTCCGGGTAGGGGGTGATGTGATTTTTTTCTCGCGCGTATAGGCTTATATTTTTCCGCCAAAACGTACATTTCGTGCATCGGCCTCTGAAAGTCAACGCCCATGCGGGTTTGCGAGTGTACACTCCAGTGTACGCTGCTGTTTTGAGCGTACCCGGAGTGCGACCGTCAAGAATTAGAAGGGCATATCGTCATCCTGAACAGGCGTCATCATAACCGGGACTGGTGCCTTATCATCGTCGGTCGGCAAGAGGAGTGCCACGCAGGCGACCTTCGCGCCGCCGACCTTTTTCCGAACGGTCATCCGGTTATTCCCACTGTTTTTACCGTAATACTCCCGGATGATCTTCCCGTTGCGGTCGGCCCATGTCAGGAAACTGGACGGAGAGAAGGCTTCCGCGTGCATCACGCGGTCGAAGAAGGTGCGGTTGAAATAGCAGATGCCGCTCTCGATCACGCCCCAGACCTCGCCGGGGTTTTCCTCATTGGCGTCGAACCGGCGCGGATTACCGGCGATGTAGCCGCACAGCCAGTTGTATGCCCGCACATTGACATCGGCCTGGTCGCGTGTGATCAGGTAGGGCTTGATCTCCTCGACCGTCAGCGCCTTGCCGTCATGGAACAGGGCGGCATCAGCCAGCTTGTCGGCAGCCAGAAGGATGGACGCGGCCAGCACCTGCTTGTCCTGAATCTCGCCGGAGAGCTGACTGTAGTACCGCTTCTGAATGTCCCGGAGAGCCTGAAGCGTTTCCGGATCCTTGAGCGACTCGATAAACTTGCGGCCCGCGAAACCGTAGTTCTGCTTGAGCGTTTCCGCCACGGTCCGGCTGTCCTCAAACAGGGATTCTCCGCCATAGTTGACTTCGATGGTCCGGACGGCAGCGCCGCCGCCGCTGTTGCTCTGCACGATGGGCATCTCTGCGGATGTGATGATGGTGCTCGACCAATGCCGCTGTAACTGGAGTCCGCCGTCTTTCGCACCGCGACCCTTGCTCACGCCCTCGCAGAGCATGTAGATGATGTCGTCAAAAGACTTGCGGTCTGCCATGATTTGCAGCTCGTCGAGGATGATCGGCACGTTCCCGCAGAATGATGCGTACAGTTCCTGGCTGACCTTGGTGCCACCGAACGTTTTGATGTACTTGCCGACTTCCGGGTTGCCCCAGACGCTGGCGGCCAGCATCAGGCCGACAGTCTTGCCGCAGCCCTGTGTGCCCCAGATGTGGACGAAGAACGGCAGGGCGTTGAGGATGCTGACCAGCGGGGCCGCGAAGGACGCCGCCAGTGCCAACCGTGCCGGGACGCTCTTCCCGCTCCGTGTGGCCTTGGCGATGTCCATCCAGACGCTCTCGCTGCCGGTCTCGCGGAAGCCGTCGAAGATGCGCTTGAATTCCGGGTTGTCGCCGTCGTAGACCACGCCTTCACAGTACGGGGAGAACTGTCCGTCCGGGAGCCAGCCGAGGTGGCCGGTGCTGTTTTGTGTCGGGATCTCGTCGTAATTCATGCTCTCCATGTCGGTCAAGTAACTGACCAGATCCTTGGCGTTCTCGCTGTTGACGGCCACGCCCTGTCTGGCAAGGCTGATGATCTTCTGGCTGCTGGCCAGCACGTCCTTGGAGATGATGGGGGTGCTCCACTCCTTCTGCTTGCTCCCGCGCCGGAAGGCGATCTGCATTTTCTCCTCCTTGCTGTCGAGATTGACCACGCGCATGACCGGCATGATCGGATGGGAGCACACCGTGACGGACTCGCCCATGCGTCCTGTGTAGGACACGCCAAACTCGTCACAGTTGTAGTGGCCGGAGCGCAGTTGGAGCGGCTGGTCCGGGAACATGGTCTGGTAGTCGCCGAGGATGGTCTGCTTTGGACTGTTCGCCTCGACATAGCTGTTCCACATCCGCATGAAACCGGAGAATTTCAGCGCTTTGGCCTGCGCCTGCGCACGGTTGAGCATCTGCTGGAGCAGAAACTTCTTGTCCTTGTAGGCGTAGAGATAGGCGTAGGGCTTCTCGCTCATGAAGTCTTCCAGCGTCCATTGCGGGACGAGCGGCTTTGCCTGCTGGACTTCTGTCGGCACGTCTTGCTTTCCGCTCACATTTCATCACCCCCTTTCCGCGTCATGCGTCATGCCACCCGTACCGGCAGGATCAGACTCATCGCGCCATGTCCGGGACAGCGGAGCACCGCCGGGGACGTGGACGTGTTGAAGCACATTTCGATCTCATCGCCCTCCATTGCCTTGATGGCATCGGCCAGATACTTGACGTTGAAAGCGATGGTCAGGCCCTTTCCGCTGGTCTGGCAGGCCACGGTCTCCTCGGTGTCGGCGACCTCGGAACGCGCCGTGATGCTGACGGTCTCGTCCGTCACGGTCAGCTGCACCAGGTTGTTGTGCGCGTTGCGTGCCATCAGTTCGGCGCGGTCGATGGCCTTGAGCAGGTCGCTCCGGTCCGTCATCGTCCGGGTGGCGAAGTCCGCCGGGATCAGCTTGGCGTAGTCGATGTAGTCACCGGCGAGCAGGGTTGTCGAGAACACCACGCCGCAGCAGTCTGCCGTCATCCTGCCGCCGCCGACGGTCACCTTCACGTCCTCGTCTGTGTCCGGGAGGATGCGCTCCAGTTCCTTGGCGCTGGCTCCTGGCACCACGGCGCGGCACTCGCTGAAGAAACCGTCCGTCACGGTCTCCGCCATCCGGAAGCCGTCGAGCGCGACCATCTTGATGCCATCGCCGGATGCGTCCATCAGGATGCCGGTCAGGATCTGCCTCGCCTCATCCTGCGCCACGCAGTAGATCACTTGCGAGATGCTGCGCTTGAGGGTGCTGCTCTTCACGGTCACTTCGGTGCCGCCATTGGCGGTGATGGCTGGCGGGTATTCGTCGCCGCTGTGGGCAGCCAGATTGGTGCGGGACGAACCGCTCCGGACGCGGAGTGTGCTGCCGGATGTCTCCATGTTGGTCTCCGCCGCTGGAAGTTTCCGGGCCAGCGCCGCCAGCATGCCGCCGTCCGCCGCAACGCTGCCGCTCTCAGAGACCATCGCCGGGATGCTCACCCGGATGCTCATCGCTCCGCCGGATCCTGTCAGCGTCAGCCCGTTGTCTTCCGCTTCAAGCAGGACGCAGGTCTGGATCGGGTTGATGGCCTTCGTGCTGACGGCCCGCGTGACAACAGCCAGCGCCGCCGCGATGTCATTGGTCTGAACCTTGCATTTCATGTTGTTAATCTCCTATGGTTTCTGAATGCTTCTGAATGGATTCTGAACGGTTTCCGAATGGACTTTGCGCGTTTTCTGAATGAGTTTCGGTGCGCTTTGCGTCTGTTCCGCTTCGCCGCCTTGCGCTTCTGAATGCACCCGTGCTATCTGTTGCCAAAGTGTCGATGCTGTCTGCCGTAACAACGGGCGCGTCACATCGGATACCCTTCCTGATCTCCCACTTCAACGTGTCGAGGCATTGCTTGCACAGGTAGGATGCATGATAGCGCCCATCCACAACGTACACTGCGAAGCGAAGTGGCTTTTTGTGCCGCTCACACCATGCGCACGTCCCGGTCTTAGTCAGCGGCATTTGTCATCATCACTCTTTTTCGGCTTGAGGAATTCTCTCCACATCAGCAGACCGAACATGATGGCCAGCACCACAGCGATGCTGAGTAACACAGTCAGCATGATCGGACCGACCCAGTTGTTGAACCAGTCAGGTAGCATATTCGTCACCTCACATATCTTGCCGTGCTTTTCGAGCCAATTTCAGCCTTTCAGCCGCAACGGCTCTCTCTTCATCCGAAAGCCGTCGGTGCGAAATCAGGTTGATTTTCATGGATTCTACAGGCAAACTCGCGTAGATGCTCCCGTCGTTGTCCTCAGGCTGTGCAATGATGGTCACCTGGTCTGGGAATTTGTCCGCGAGTCGGCGGATTTTGTTAATCCACTTTCGTTCGTCCGATGAGAAGAAGGCCCGATTTTTGTCGCAATAGTTGAAACTGGTTTCCATCTCTCATTCCTCCTCCGTTGCTTTCCTGATCACATCATTGAACCTCCCGCCACCTCCGTAAACCTTCTTTGCCAGCGCGGTCAGGAATCCAATCCTCCGGTCGAAGACGTCGCCGGGCTGGCACCGCACCACCGTCTTTGTCCCGTCTGCCCACAGCACGACCGTGGCAGGCCCGTTATAGATCACGCGCTTCACCTCCGGGCCGCACTTCGCATTTTTGATGGATCCGGACTGGTCGAACTCACCGCCCCAGAGAACACCATCGATATGGACCTCAGGACGTTCCTGGTAACTGCTCTCCCATGCAATGTTATACGGTTTAATCGTCATAATAGTTTCCCCGTCTTTTATGATCACTTTCATTTTTTCAGCCTCCGTCTGCGCTCTTTCTCGCGCTGTCTCTTTGCTGTACGCACAGCCCGCTTCTGGCGGTTCAAAGCAGCGTGAACTCTCTTAATCAGTCGCTTTGTCTGTGCCAACGATAGCGGGACATCAACGCTGAATCCGTGCAGCCCGAAGTCCGGCGGTTCCCATCCGGGTTCCGGTGGCAGTTCCGCCGTCCCGATGGTCACGGGTCTTCCGTCTGCAAAGAACAGTTCATACGGCACAAACCCGCCGTCATTCATCTTCGGCGGCATCGTCCATCACCTCCACATGCGGTTCCCATACCGGCGGAGCGCCATAGCAGTGCTCGTTTTTGCTTTTTTTGTTGATATACCATGCACCAACCATTGGGCCTTCGTAATACATGGCGTCGATTTCAATTTGTCCGTCAGACATATCTCTCCCGTGCAGCCATTGCAGATAGTGGCAAAATTCGTGCGCTACCGTCGTCAGCGTGTGAAACAATCCGGTTTTCCCAGCGGCAACGTGAATACACTCCGGCATCCCATCTCCATAGCAGAACAGCCCATACGATGCATCGCCTTCGTCCGTTACGAGAAAATCGTGATGGTAATGCACATAAACCGGGATTCGATGGACACGATACAGACCAAATAGGTGGTTAATAAACTGTTTTGTAACACGGGACTTTTTACTCACGGCACGGCCTCCCGTTGAATAGCCTAAGTTGCCCCATCAGATAGGCCGGCTCATGAATTTCTTCCGGATTCAGCGCCCAAATCGGTGTCGTGTCTCCTTCCCAAATCATGCAGATCGGGTCGCGATTCTTAGTTTTCTTCCACGTTTCCCACTCTGTTTTTGTTAGCTCTCGCGGAACCTGTTTGCGCAATAATTCAATCGTTTCTTGTAGCATGTCAGTCGCTATTACGCAGGCTGCTCCATCCGCTGTTTTGAACCGTAACCTGTATTCGAGTCGCTGAATCAGGTCGCTTATATCACTCATTTTTCAAAACCTCCATCCTCGCCATCTTCTCCCCGGCTGTACACACCACCGGATAACTGTCCACGCCCACGGTCTCCGGGTGCTCCGCGTCATGGATCGCCTTGCGGATCACCTGATGAAGATCGTAGAGCCTATGCCATTCATCGTCTTTGTGATAGTATGTCGAGAACACCTGCTCCAGCTTGTCGAGATACGGTTTCGCCGCGTCCCGGTGCTCGCAGTAGCCCTCTGATCCGAGCACCATCAGGTTCTGCGGCAGGACGTCAAACTGCCCGATTTTCAGGCGCAGGAGCAGCTCCACCGCCTTGTCAATCGCCCGTGCCTGCTCGCTGGATACGGTCATTGCGTACATCGGCATCCTTTATCACCCCCGGTTCATTCTCTCTGATCAGCTCCGCGATCTTCTGTGTTTCCTTCTCATATGCCACGCCGCTGTCGAAGGCTGTGTCGTACATACTGTCAAGGTCCCGCCCGATCTTGCACAGCATTATAAACATTCCAATGATCACGCCCACGTAAACGCCAGTCATGGCCCAAATAATGCAGTCAAGTGTCATGTCGTTTCCTCCTTCCGGTTCCGGCGGGGTCTCTGCCTCCGTCACTCAATGTACGCCAGTTGAAAGTCGATGTCAGCCGGAACATTCCCTTCCCACACATAGCTGTTCTTCAGCACAAACTCGTTATAGCTCGCAGCAGTTTTGTTGGCCCGCATCTTCGCCTGATCGGCCCATCCTCGCTGTTCGCCATCCGCGTCCTTGTACTGCTTCCACGTCAGGGCATCGGCCTTATAGCTGGCCATCATGCTCCGGCAGGTGTCCTCGACTTTCCTGCGCGTGGCGTAGAGCGTGTCATCATCGACCTTATGCATGGTGTACTGATAGCCGTTCCAGATCCCGCGCCCGGTCGGCGTGCAGCCGAAGAAGACCCCGGCTGCCGCGACCACGATCACAATCAAGATGATCGAAATGCTGATGATCCACTCTTTCATTCTGCCGCCTCCCAGCTCACAACCGGATTGTCCACCGTGAACGGAATGTCGCTGTACATGTACTCGCCCGTCCATTCGACATACTTTCCGTCCGGTGTGAAAAAGAAGATGCCGTTGTCGTTCTCGCCGTAACTGCCGTCCACATCGGCAAGCCAGTTGTTTTCGTATGAACTGGTTCCGCCGTAGACAAGTTCATAGTATTCGCTGTCCGGCGTGAGGTAGCTGTTTAGGCTGGTCACCTTGCCGTCCACAACGAAGCGGCCAAAGATGGTGTTCCCGGCGAAAAGCACAATGTAGCCCAGCGGCTTCTCGATCTCGCACACAAGTGCATTGGCTTTCTCACGCTGGCCGTTGACCCAATAGGCGCGGCGGATCAGGTTGTACCGCTCCAACGAGTAGCTGATGTCGTAGGGCGTCGGCTGATTGTTTGCCAGTACGTTCGCCATGTTGATTGTTTTCTGCTTGTCAACGGTCGTGCCGCTGGTTGTCGTTGACGAACTGCCGCACCCGGCAAAATTCAGCGTGATGATCACGAGCGCCGAGATCAGGGCGGCGAGTTTCATAGTGGTGTTTTTCATTTCAGCATTCCTCCTTCGACTCATCTATCTTCGCATATATATCGCAGTAGGTACTATCAAACGAATCACAGATCGCGTCCAGAAACCAAGGCTCGTTTCTGTACCGATGCCATCCGGCACCGATTCGCGAATGGATGTACAGCACACCAGGCATCCCGGCATATCTGTTCCACATCGCAATCTGACTTGTCTTGTTCCGTCTTGCCTTTCTCGCCGCATATTTCATTGCCTTGCGCTTCTTGCCGTGCAGTCTGTCCCACCGGACACCGACAGGATTCATGTCCTTGTCCATTATCAGATACTTCTTTCTCCTGCGGTCAGAATCCGGGTTAAAAGTGAAGCAGTATGGATTCATTGTAAACGGAGGGTCGGAGACGACTTCATCCTCCATTCTGTTCAACGTCAGCCAAGTAATGCTTTTTTCAAGTTCTTCGGATGCGACTGGGATCTCGTCCCGCATGAGCCGCAAACCTCTGAGTCTCGGAACGGCAATGCTGTTCGCAACCATCAGGTGGTTAAGGTCATCAATCTGCATATATGCGTACAAATCCATTTAGTTCACCTCCTCCGGCGGTTCGGGCGTTACGCTCAACCTGTAACGGCAACCCTGATAGTTAAACAGCAAACTTTTATCATTTTGAAGCAGGTATTGAGCGACAGCCGAAACAGCCTCGTTTGTTACCTCTGATTTGTTTTGCCAAAGTGATTTATTTTTGCCGTTCAGAGTTCCAGCGTAAATACCGAATGCGCCACATCCTACATGATATTCTGCCATTATGTTTCCTCCTTCGGCGGTTCGGTCGGCATCGGCATCCAATGGGTGACAACAGGTTCCAGCGCCGGAGATATTCTCGTCCACCATTTCCCGTCCTGAAGCCTGCCTTCTGTTGAACGGCCTGTCCCGTCCGGGAATCGAACATAAACGATTACGCTGTCCGATTCCTTCGCCAACATGTGTTTGCTCAGATGTGTGAAATTCGCAAATAACGAATCATGTTCCTTCGGCAGATCGTCCTTGACGCTGATCCAGCCGCCGATGGTCGGCTGTTCGTCAATCAAATCTCTGGCTGTAACCTCTCCGGCATAGAATCGAGTCAAGTCTTCTTTCAGCGCGTCGGCGTCAATTGCCCGCATCCCACTTCACCGCCTTTCCGCACTGTGGGCAATACTTTGGCCTGTACTCGTCCCCGGTATCTAACATATCCGCCCCGCAGACCCCGCATTGGTACCAGTCCAGCGGTGCACCGAGGACGCGCTTTGGTTTTACAGGCTCCTGTTCCCTAAGCATTTCGGCGACATCTCGCAGAAACGCGCCAATACTCGATGCGTCCGGCAGTCCAATTTCCTCCATCCATGCCCGCTCTCGGTCAGCGATCCGTAACAAACGGGCGATGGCTGCTTCCCTGTCAGGCATTCCCACGTTCTCACCTGCTCCCTTCTTGCGCGTCGCCGCTTGTGTTATTGCATGTGATTGTCGGCGGCTTGTATCCGGGCTGCTGCCAGTACGGGACCGGTTCGTATACCACAGGCTGAACCGGTGGGATCGCGATATGCTCTTGTGCGATAATCAATGCGTCTTGCACAGTCTTGCAGATTTGCTCTGCCTCGGCGTTCTTCTTGCCTTCCGCCCACGCCTGCGCAATCAGGTTCATAATGTGATTCTCGTGCCGACCGAATATGGTCGCCACTTCCGCACGAGCCTTTGTCATAAACTCATCACGGGTCATTCTTGCTCACCATCCTCTCATAAGCCTCGCAGAACCCTTTCGCCGCGTCCAATCCCACCATCCAGCAAGCCTTGCGCTCGTCCGCGAACGCCATGCACACAAACCCGCCCAGCGGTGTAGCACCAACCTTTGAACCGATCCCACCGTGAATTCTGCTTCGGTTTGTCAAACATCCCCGCTCACCTCCATCCGCGCCCCGCATTTGGGGCAATAGGCTGTTTTTCCCGTAGTGATTTTCCCGCAGTTACTGCACTTCCAAGAAACAACGTATTCACCAGGATTGCCGGTAGGAATGCCGCCGGGGTCTATCCATTTGGCGCTCCGTTCTGTCCGCTCTGAGACTACTTGCCGCATTTCCTCAACCTGGGCCGTCAACAGTTTGTTCTCTTCGCGCAAGCCCCTGAGTTCGCTCTCATCGCATCCTGTGTGCGTTACCGCATCCCGGAGCAGTTTCTTGACTTCTGCCGTGGTCAGAGTAATGTTTTCGACCTTGCCGTCCGTGTACTCACGATCCTGCAACACCGCCGCCATCGCGGTAAGGAATCCTTCTGCGTAGCTGAGTGCCTTTGTTGCGTCCATCATTTCGTTCGTTCCTCCTGCGTTGAACGCACCGTCAATCGTGTATGTCAACAACCGTCACAAAAGCATCCGCACGGTTTTTCACAGCTATCGCCTTGGCTTTGTCAGCAAATTGGTCATCGTCTTTCCAGTCCGTACCGTTCCAATGTTCTCTGGCGATTGCCGATCCGTCTGTATCAATGGCGGCCCAGCAGTTGTCCGCCTCGTCCGTCAGGTTCTGGATGTCGTTTGCCCATGCGCCGTCAACGTAGATGTATCCATCCCTCGTGCCGCAATACTGGAGTGCTTCGTCCTCATTCAGCTTGCCACGCTCGAAATCATCAATTCCGTAAGTAGTTTTTTCAAGGTACTCGCTGCGGAAAAACGTTCCGCTCCGCCGGTACCGTGTATATTCAAGGATTTTGTATTTTTCTTTTCGCGCGCTGTCAGAAATATTAAGTTTGAATTTGCCGCCGTACCGGCCTCCGACCTGCCACCAGTCCCAGGTGAACAGCGGTCGTTGTTCGCCGTCATCATAGCCGCCTTCTTTGTACTTATACGGTTTCAGAGTTTTTCCGATAACCTCATCAGTCGGAAACTCCTTCGTGTAGACAAACACGCAATAGTGCATCATCATACCTCCGTTGTACCTCCGTTGCGTTCAACTCGCATCAGCGCCCCCGCCATGCGCTGTACAATGGGATGGCCAGTCCCGCCCTGCGGATCACGCGGTGTCCGGTCATCTTCCGGGCCTCTCAATCCGCCGCACCATTCACCTTGGTGCCCTGATGGCCTTCAAAACATGGATGTCTGCCCCTCGCACTCCGTCCGCATCCGGACGGCGCGGGGCGCGTGCTTCAGCTGCTCGATCACGGGCCTTTCGCCGCTCTCGCGGTTGTAGCACCCGCACGCGGGCCAGCTCAAACGCCAGTCGGTGCTTTCGCCGCTGGTCACACCGTACTGCGTGCATTTCCAGTAGTGGCGGTCGGTCGGACTGGTCCGGATGCAGTTGTCGCAGGTCCGGCAGTTGACCCCTTCCGGGCCGGGGCCGAACTTGCGGTACATCGCCTCAATCTTCCTGCCGTTCAGCTTCCCCATCTGCCGCACCGCCTTTCAGCAGCGTGTCGAGCATCTGCCGGCAGCGCTTTCCGTTGAGCAGGAAGGCCGGATGCACTTCCAGATGGGTCTTGAAGTTGTGGTTGAGGTAGGTCTTGTGGCTCTCAGCCTCTTCCAGGCTCTCGAACAGCATCGCGTACTTGCTGACATCGGTGAATGCCGGGTCGCCCTGATGCTCGGTGATGGCCTCCTCGATTTCCTCCTCGGTCTTGCCCTCTTCCTTCAGCCGCGACGCCATCAGGCCGGGGCAGTACTTGCGGAAGTAGATCATCGTCGGTTTGCCGTTCTCGTCCTCGCTCTTTTCGCTGAGGTAGTATTTCCCGGCGTAGTACATGTTGCGGATGCGCTCGTGCATCGCGCGGATTTCGTCCGGGGTCTCGCAGGTGACCATCAGCTGCTTGCGGACGCAGGAGCCGACGAAGAACAGCGCATTGATGACGGCACTCTCCGCCTCGGTCAGGTGCCACTTCTTCGTGCCGTCCTCGTTCAGTTCGTACTCCGCATTGTCGTGGATTTCCCGCCGCATGTCGTGCAGCAGCCGCTCCACGTCCGCGACCTTCGCGTAGTGGAACTCGTCGATCTGGGTCAGTTTCAGCATTCTCGGCTCGATGTACGGGATTTCTTTCATGATGTTCTCCTCCTGTTTTTGTTCGTTATCGCAAACTTTTCTTCGCGATCTCAAAGATAAGATGCGCGGCGCACGGTCGGACTTTGCGGCGGACCAGAGGTAGCAAAACGGGAACAGGCCGACAATCAAAGCCTTGTTGAGTCCTTCAAACGACCCTCTGGTGCCGAGCCCGGCGGCGATGTCGAAAGTCACATATCCCCCATGCGGGCGTGGCCGCGCCGGAATAGTCTGTCATTCTCCCCGGATGCCCGCTCTCTGTCGGTGCTTAATCCGGCGGTTATATCGCGCCCATCTCCAACCAATGGTTGAAGACATACATCGCGCTACGAGTTACAGTTGTGTAAGAACCATTCAAAGATTCGTCTTGCCCCATCCGTGGATGAACCACCGCATCGCTTCGTCCGCTGTCCGGAAGTACGCTCTCGGAGTACCCCCCCAGATGGAATTTTCTTCCAGTTCCAGCTTGTACTTGGTGTCGGCGTTCTGGTCGAGAATCCGAATCTGACCGGGATGGTTGTCGATCATGTGCTGAAATGCCCGTATGTACATCGCCTTGTACTTCGGCCACCTGGCAAAATCGCGATCCATGTTCTTGTTCCCGGAGAGCGGGCAGCCGATGCAGCCAAGCCGCTTGAAGCCTTCGTCATACAGGCAGCAGTGCGGGATGCCGTTGCTGTTCAGGAACTCCCACACGTCCTGATCATCCCAATCCACAATCGGATTGACCATTGTCTTGCTCGTCCTGTAGCAGTGCTCCACCGCCCGCCGGGAATCGTCGTTGTCATCGTTCAGCACGACCCCCCCCCCCCCCGGGGTTTGGGGGGGGGAAAATGGCCCTTCACACCCCCCCCCGGAGGGGTTTTTTCGGACCGGCAAAGGGGGGGGGAGGGGGGGGGGCGCCCCACCTATAAAAACAAAAGACAACAAACACACAGACTTGCCGCGGAGGCGTTCTCGGTCTCGTTTTTGTGCTTTTTTTTGTTTGTCTT